GTGAGCAGCGGGCAGGCCCGGGTCAGCGTGCCGGGTAGGGCGTCGTGGTGGCCGCTGGTCGTCATCGCGGCGGTGATGGCTGCCGCTGGCTTCGTCTGGCTCAACGCCGGCCTGGCGGGGTTGCTGCTGGGCGCCGGCTGGCCCGCTGGAGGGGTGGGACAGTCGGGCCAGGTGCTGCGTCGCCTGCCGGCGAACATTGCCGACCCGCGTCGTGCCTGGCCGGCAGGAGTGCAGGCCGGTCTGCCGGGTCCGGTTGCTTTCTACGCCATCGCGAGTGTCCTGCTCGCCTTGATTGTCGCCGTGGCTGTCGCGGTTGCCGTGCGCTACTCCCGTCACCCCCAGCAGCCCGCTGGCCGGGCCCGGTGGGCGACGAAGCGGGACCTGCGGCCCCTGATCGTCGACGAGGACCCGGCGACCCGGCCGGGTCGGATCGGTCTCGGCCGAGCCGATGCCAGCGGTCAGCAGCTGGCCGCCGAACCGCGGCACAGCGTGGTGGTCCTTGGCCCCACCGGGTCAGGAAAAACAGTCTCGGTGGTGATCCCGACACTCGAGGGATGGACCGGGCCGGCGGTCGTCACCAGCGTGAAACCCGACGTGCTGGACGCGACCGAACGCGCCCGCAACGAGATCGGCGCGGTCTATGTCTACGATCCCACCCGCTCCACCGGCCGGCCGTGCTCGACCTGGTCTCCGCTGGCGTCCTGCACGACGTGGACCGGCGCCTCGCAGATGGCGGGCTGGCTGACCGCAGCTGCCGGCGCGAGCAACGGCGGCGACGGTTCACATGAACGGTTCTGGACCCCGCTGGCGCGAAAGCTGCTGGCCCCGCTGCTGTTCGCAGCCGGCGCTACCGGTCTGGGCATGAGCGACGTGGTCAGGTGGATCGACACCCAAGAAGACACCGAAGTCACTGGACTTCTCGAGGAGCTGGGGGTCCTCGAGGCTACGAACGCTTTCATCGCGAGCCGCAAGAGGCCAGGTGACACCCTCGGCAGCGTCTACGCCACTGCCGAAGCGGTGCTGGACTGCTACACCGACCCCGACGTGGCAGCCTCAGCCGAGAGCTGCGAAATCGACCCGGCAGCCCTACTCGACGGCGACGGCACCTTGTACCTGGTGACCCCAACGCATGCGCAAGACCGGCTACGGCCGCTGTTCGAGGCCCTCGTCATGTCCGTGGTACGCGAGACGCAGAACCGCGCCCAGGCCGGCCAGCCGTGCAACCCGGGTCTGCTGCTACTGCTCGACGAGGCCGGCAACGTCGCACCCCTGCGGGACCTGCCGTCAATCGCATCAACCGGGCGCGGCCAAGGCATCCAAGTCGTCTCGGTTTGGCAGGACCTCGCGCAGCTGACCGACCGCTACGGCCGGCTTGCCTCGACCGTCGTCAACAACCACCGCGGCAAACTCGCCCTGTCAGGCATCACCGACCTCGGCACTCTGGACTACCTGTCGAAGCTGCTGGGTGACGCCGACGTCGACCGGGTGTCTGTGACCGACCAGGCCGGCGGGGGACAGTCCACGTCGCGCACCCAACAGCGCGAGCGCCTGGCTCCCGCAGACGTGCTGCGCCAGCTACCGCTGGGGTCCGGCGTGCTGGTCTACGGCAGCCTGCCGCCGGCCCGGGTGCGCTTCCGCCTCACCGACGACTCAAGGCTTGAGCGCCGTGCGCGGCACGACCGGCTGACTGGAGGACGCGATGGACAAGTTGCTGCTGACGCCTGAGGACGCTGCGCGTGCGCTGAGCATCGGCCTCAGCAAGGTCTACGAACTGCTCCGCGGTGGACAGCTCGACTCCGTCCTGATCGGCGCGAGCCGGCGGATCCCCACGGACGCACTGGTCGCTTTCGTCGCCGCCCAGCGTCGCCCTGTCTCATAGAAGGAGTTCGCATGGGGAAGCGGGGCAACGGCGAGGGCGGCATCTATCGACCGGCTGACGGCGTCTGGTGTGCGAGCGTCGACCTGGGCTACGCCGGGGGTAAGCGACGCCGCAAAGTGGTGTACGGCAAGACTCGCCGGCAGGTCGCCGAGAAGTTGGCGGCGATGAACCAAGCGAGGTCGTCCGGCCGCCCGGTGGTCGACGACTCGCGCCGTCTAGGCGATTACCTCGAGCACTGGCTGTCCGAGGTGATCGAGCAGGACCGCAAGCCGGCCACAGCAGCATCGGATACGGACATGGTGCATCGTCACATCGCCCTGGAGCTGGGGCACATTCGCCTGGACCGGTTGTCGGCGATGGATGTTCGGTCCTTTCTTCGCGCGAAGAGCACGCAGACGAGCGTTCGGGGGCGCCCGCTGTCAACGCGCTCGGTGCGCTACTTGCATGCGATTCTGCGATCCGTTCTCTCCCAAGCGGTGCGGGACGACCTGGATTCGCGCAACGTGTGCGAGCTGGTGTTGCCACCGCGCAGTGAGCAGCAGCCTTTCCAGGGGAGCTACCTGGACCCTGATCAGGCACGGGCGTTGCTGTCGGAAGCTGAAGAGGCGCTGCGCGAGGCACGGCAGCAGTGGCACCGTGTTGACGAGGACCAGGTGAACGAAGAGCAGGTGGTTCACATCGCGACCTGGCGATTCGGCGGTCGCGGCTACCGGACTCTCGGGGACCAGTGGTTGGCAGGCTCTGCCGCGAAGTCGGCGGTGGAAGCGCGGTGGTGGGGTCGTCTGGAGAGACGATGCGCGTAAACAATGGAAGCCCGGAGCCTGCGCCGGTAGCCACGCTCCTCACGGCGGACGTCGCGGCCGCCCGTCTGCGGGTGCGCGAGAGCACGTTGAGGTGCTGGGCCCGAGAGGGCAAAGTTCCATGCCGCCGCCTGGGACGGGCCCTCCGGTTCAGTGAGGACGATCTACGCCAAATCGTCGCCGCGGCGGCTGCGCCGACGCGGGCTCCAGAGCCTGTCGCCTGTCCGAAGCCCTTGCCCAAGCGAACACGACGTACGTCACGGCCACTCCTCGTTCAGTAGGGACTGCGGGTTGGCCGCTCTTCAACCTTCCGGCGCCGCGACGGTTATTGCGATGGCCGCCGCAATGGGCGCCCCTCGCTGCGTGAACACCGCCGTAAGACCAGGGTCCGTCGCAGATCCTGCAATGTATCCCGTACTACATTGTAGAAGCTCGTCGGCGAAGAAGTTCTCGAGTCGCCAGCCAGGGCCCGCAGCATCCAGACCTAGACGACAGCGCGGGCTCTTGTGCAAGTCGCTGAACGATGGAACGGATCCGACCGCCTTGTGTGCGAGTGCGGATCTAAGCCGAGTGGCTGGGATCACTCGACAGCCAATACCTACCGTGCTGTGTGCGCGGGCGGCCGCGCTATTCGCGGGTAGGTACGCGTGAGACGGCACAGCTGACGGGTGGTAAAGGTTGTAATAGACGGGGATCGCATAGCGTTGCTCGTACCCCTCAATGGCGCGCCACTGCGGGTCACCAATGGCGGTCGCGGCGTAGAGGCCTCGCCTAAGGAATGAGAACTTGCGTTGTGTTGTGACGCGGAGAAATTCTTCATCGCTGGTATTTAGCCGGCCGAAGCCCGTCGCGTAAGTCAGGGGTGAGTCCTCTTCGAAGGCCTGCTCAACTGGATAAAGCCGCTTCGACTGTAGAAGGGCCACCTTTGTGCGAACAACTTCGGTTCCGCTTCGGTAGATGAGCAGGGCGCCGATATCTGCTACTTCCCAAGTACCAAAATGTCTGCCTCCTCCAAGGAAGTGAACATCAATCCTGACGAGATGCCCGGACGGCGTTCGAACCGGTGCCGAAATCTGAGAGAGCGCTTCAATGAGCGACAGGTCGAGCGACGTCTCGTGGGTCGTTGGAAGCCGATCCAACTTTCCGGTAACTCGCGCATTGCATGAAGAAAAGACCGAGCGTACCCACTCGCGCACGTCGTCGGGGATCGGAAAAGGAGGCAGTGGCATAAGAGTTCATCATGTGCGCCGCAGCGTCGGACCTCCACCCGAATCTGTACTCGCATGGCTTGGCGCTCCGTGGTGCGGCACGACTTTGTCAGCGTGCTGGGGACTCGGGGCGCCTGCCCTCCATGCTCCACGGCGAGATCTCCTGCTTACCTGGGCTTCGGAAGTTAGTGCTGGCTCTGCAGCGCGTGGTCGAGGGCAACCAGGTCACCCGCGTCGACATCGGGGAGCACGTGGCCATAGCGGTCGATCGTCGTGGTGATGCTGCGGTGTCCGAGGCGGCGCTGAATCGAGGGCAGCGGCCTGCCGGCGGCGATGAGCCAGGCGGTGTGCGTGTGCCGCAGGTCGTGGATGCGCAGCCCCTGCAGCTCGGCTGCAGCGAGGGCGGGTTGCCAGACCCGGGTCATGAAGTTCTGGTGGCGCAGGGGAGTGCCGGCTCGTGAGGTGAAGACGTGCTCGTGCCCCTCCTTGCCGGCGACGAGTGGCAGGACGGCGTCGACGACGTTTTGCGGCAGGGTCACGCGCCGCCGGGCCGCGCGGGTCTTGGGAGGTCCCAGGGCGTAGCTGCCGTCAGTCTGGCGCTGCAGGCTCTGCACCACGCGAAGGGCTGGCGGCGAGGCAAGAAGGTCGACGTGCTGGACCTGCAGGCCGGCCAGCTCGCCCCACCGCAGACCGGTACCGACCAGGGCGGTGAAGACGGGCTTGTAGAACTGGGGGGCTGCGTTCAGGAGTCGGTCGAACTGCTGGTGGGTGAGGAAGCGCATCTCCTCCTGGACCACCTCCGGCAGCCGGGTGCGGGCGCAGGGGTTGGCGGAGCGCATCGGCGCGGGCTCGTGCTCCAGGGCGGCCCGGAACAGCGAGTGAGCGATGCCGTGGTGGTTGCGGATCGTCTTGGGTGACAGGCCGCGGTCCGCGAGGGACCGCACCCAGCGGCCGACGTCGGTTGGGCTGGGGTCGCGGATGTCCATCTGGCCGAAGTACGGCAGGATGCTGCGCTCAATGGTGCCGCGGTAGTCGGCGACGGTGCGGTCGCGGACGCCGGACAGTCCGGAGAGCCAGAACTCGGCCCAGCGGGTGACGGTGCAGGGCAGGTTGCCCAGCGGTCGGGCGGGGCGTCCGGGCTCTTCATAGAGCGTCTCGGGCCGTCGGCCGCGGGCCTGCTCGACCAGGCCCCGGTAGATGTCGGCCTCCGCGTCGGTGGCGAACTTCTCGTAGGTCTTGCCCCCGGTGTCGGGGTCGCGCCAAACGACGCGGACGTGCCCTTCGCGGTGCTCGAGCCAGGCCATCGGTGCCCCCATGGGGCTCCTGCGATGAGGAGCTGCCCCCGGATGATGATGGTTCTTGCCCCCAGGAGCAAGGCCCGGACCGCATCTCCGCTGGTCAACGGCTTACAGAGATGGGGTGAGTGACGGGACTTGAATCCCCGACAGGTGCCGGACGGCGGTGCTGGTCACAGCCTCGTGTGACGTTCGCGGGCTGCTACTGGTGTGCTGGAAGCGCTGCGGGGCCGGTTTGTGCGTCCGGCGTCCCCACAGCGTCCCCACACGCTCGCCCGTGCCGGGGGCGCCCGTTCTCTACATATGCCGGGCGGCTACCCTGCGGCCATGCGTAGAGCTTTGACCCTGTCTGCGGTGATTCCGCTGGCCGTACTCGTTGCCTGCGGCGGTTCTGGCGGTTCCGGCGGCACATCGGCCACCGCGCCCGCATCCAGCGCCCCGGCGACGCCGACCGCTCTCAGCGCGTGGGTCACTGGCGGCGGTCGGCACTGGCAGCAGACCCTTGTTGCAGACTTCGGCACCGCCCAGAAAGCTGCCGACGGCCAGGACCCGGGCGCGCTCATCACTGCGTGCCGGACCTTGCAGCAAGACAGTGGCGGCGCGCAGGGGTACAGCCCGATCCCCGACAGCGACGCCGAAAGCCACTGGTCAAGAGCGCTCTCGCTGGTCGGCCAGGCCGCGGGAGACTGCGTGACCGGTCTTGAGAATCAGGACTCGGCGAAGATCGCCGCGACGCAAGCCTTGCTTGGGACGGCAACCAGCGAACTGCAGGCCGCCACGGCCCGCCTCGGTCAGGTCAGTAGCGGCTGACTGCCTGCGCCGGGCCGGGCTTCCCCTTCACCCGACCCGGCGCACGACCTACGCGGCCGGGGCCGCAGCCGGGTCGTGGTAGACGTGCCACACACCGCCGAGGCCGTCACCCTTGGCGTCGCCGGGTGCGGTGTCACCGGCGTAGTGGTACAGTGTCCGGCCGTCGGCGGCTGTGCTGCCCGACGCGGGCCACTCGGTGGCGTCGACAGCCACGCCTGGGTCGACGACGTACTCGGTCCGCTCCGGCGCAGCAGCCGGACTGGCAGGTGCTGCGGGGGCCGCCGCGGGGGCAGGGACGATCTGCGTGAGCTTGTCGGTCGCGGCCTTGATCTTGTCGACGGCTGCGGCGACCTCAGCCGCGTCAGAATCGGTGTCGGCCACGTGGGCAGCCACCCGGCCAGCAGCTGCGTCGACAGCCTCCGCGAGGCTGGTCAGTGCGCCGGTGAGGGCGTCGGTCAGTGCGGTCATGTCTTCCTCCATGGTGATGGCGAACTGGACAGCCCAGTCGGGCCAGGCAGCCGAGCAGTGATCGCACCGCTCGGTGTACGGGTGGTCATGCCGGCGCATCACGCGCCAGCCTGGGTAGGTCCCGCCCCGGTTGGGGTGGGGGTGGCGAGGACGGCACCGACCGGCTGCCTCAGGGCTTGCGGGGCAGCCTGCTCGGGAGCGGGGGACACGCTGGTCGGGTCGGGCGCCTGCGGGTCAGGCCACGGCGCGAGCCCCGGCGGGTGCAGACGGGGCGCGGGGGCGACAGCCGCCACGGCCACCTCGGCCACGCCGTCGGCGACGATCTGCGCCACGACCTGGCGGTGGTTGGTCAGGCCGGCGAAGACCTGCTCCACATCGGCTGCGGACAGACCCGACGCCTGCACCTGCTTGGCTGCCGCCGCGAGCGCCTTGCGGGTTGCCGGGCTCGCCACCTTGGAGCGGACGAGAAACGACACCAGCACGTCGAGCAACGCGACGACGACGGCGCCGATGGCCGTCGCGACCTGCGCCGCCGACCCCGACGGCAGGTAGATCGCCAGGCCGGAAGCGCCGAGCACGTAGGTGATGAGACGGGTCATCAGCGAGATGAGGACTGGGTTGTGCTCGAGGTCGAGCTTCACAGCGGGGCCGCCTTTCAGCGAACGGGGTTGGCGAGGACGTAGCCCCAGGTGGTGGGGCCGCAGTCGTAGTCCTTGGCGATGCCGGCGGTGTCCTGCATCCAGCCGATCACGTTGTGGAGCACGCCGCGGTCGGTGTTGGTCGGGGCGATCCACCCGCCGTGCTGCCCGAGGCGGAACTGCAACAGCCGGACCACAGGCGAGGCCATGTCCACGGTGGCGGGGTCGACGTCGGGCAGGTCGGCGGTTGTGCGGACAGGGACCAGCTTCGGCCGCGGTGCAGGAGCGGGTGCGGGCGGTGCGCCGAACGTGACCAGCTTGGAGGTGTCGACGACATGCTGAATCTGCGGGTTGCCCTGACCTGCCGGTGCGGGCCACCAGTGCCGGTGGATTCCGCCGTCGCCCTTGAAGCCGTCGATGTTGCTCGGCCCCGAGTCGGCGCCGACGGAGTACATGACGCCGCCGGTCCAGCCGGTGACGATCTCGACGTGCGACTGGGAACCGATGGGCAGCGAGTCGCCGAGCCAGTTGAACAGCACCAGGTCGCCGGGCTGCGCCTCCCACGACGGGCGGGTCGCGCCGTGCTGCACGGCGTAGGCGTCCATGTAGGGGACGTAGGCCCCGCCGTCGGGGTAGCCGCCCTGCACGCTCGGGAGCGGCACGCCGAGCTGGCGGTACGCCCAGCAGCAGAACAGCAGGCAGTCGTAGACGCCGTTTGTGTGGCCGTTGTAGACGGTGGGCTGGCCGTAGCCGCCGCCGTCCTGCTCCCCGTTGCGGGACAGGGCGAGGCTGGCGATGTCCTGACGGGTGGTCATGGTGCCTCCGAGGGTTGGAGAGGGCTACCGGGCACGAGAGCCATGAGGCCGCTCATCGGCCGCGGCTCATCGGCACCTGAACGCACGGCCGTAGGCGGTGAGGCTGTCCCGGCTGTGCTGGGTGTAGGCAGTCGTCGGCGGCGGACCGGAAAGAAACACGCTGACGAGGCCACACGTCGCCTGCCGCTGCCTTTCAGTCTCGATCTGCTTGGCCTGCTCTACCTTCGCGACCGCCATGTCAGCCGCCCGCTGTACCTGCACGATCTGATGCGTCTGCGCCTGCTGGGCCCGGGTCTGCTCGACCTGCTTCTGGTGGACGACGGCGAACGCGACACCCCCGGCGATGGTGGCGACGACGTCGGCGACCAGGCCCATGAACAGCAGCACGAGTGGGGACACGCGGGCGGCCCAGTCACTGAAGCGGACCCGGTGGCCGGGTCGGGACATGAGCGCCCACCGGGCGTGCAGCACGGCGACGGTGAGGGACACGGCGGTGACAACAAGCCGCAGGGCGGGCCTGCCGTGGGTGAGGTTGACGGCGATGGTAAGCGTGAGCCCGCCGAGTGAGATCAGCAGGTGGACGACGGACGGGGCGCGGACCATCCGTGCGTCGACCCGGTTCACGGCCCGTCCTTCGGCTTGCTGTCCGCCTCGGCTTTGAGTCGGGCGATCTCCTGCAGCAGGTAGTGGGCGGTCTCGTCTTCGGTGCGGCCGGCCGGCGGGTCGTGCTCGCCGTCGGGGGGCTGCTTGTTCTTCCACCGGGTGTAGCCACCGAGGGCCGCGAAGGAGGCGGCGAGCAGGGCGGCGATGCCGGACAGGACCGATCCGAAGGCGGACAGGGTGGTGGCGTCGAGCGCAAGGATCGTGACCGAGCCGGCGGAGATCAACGCTGCCACCCGTGGTCCGATGTGCGCCGCCACCAGGGTCAGGGGATGCGGCATGAGGGTGGGGGTGGCGACCGTAGTCACCTACCTGGCCTTCCGCACGCCCGGTGCCTGCAGGGTCATGGCCTCCACGGTCGCGACAGACCGGACAGTGGGTGGCCCGGCGGCCGGGTGGGGGTCTTACGTGGCGCGGGTGTCGAGCTCGGCTTGGAGGTCGTCGGCGCGGCGTTTCTCGGTGTCGCGGTCACGCAAGGCGGCGGTGAGCTGGGCGCGGAGCATGGCGCTGCGGCTCGCCTGGTCGTGGAGTTCAGCGAGCACAGCGTCCATCTGCTCCTGGCCGGTCGGGGCACTCGTGTCGCTCATCCGTGGACCTTCCGGTCGAGTTCCTGGACGGCGGCGATCGTGGTGGCGAGCAGCGTCATCAGGGACAGGCCACCGCTGGGCTCTCCCTGAGCGGAAGGTGGAGATGCATGCGGGATGACGGCGGCCACATCTTCTGCGATGAGGGAACGGTGCAGGCCGTCATGCCACTCAATGTCCGCCTTATCGGCATTCCTGTACTCAACGGGCCGCAGGCGTCGGAGTTCATCAAGGGCGCCCAAGAGTTCGACCACGTCAGTCTTCAGTGCGCGTGCCGAGGCGACATTGTAGGCAGATGCGTAAACCGGGCGGTATCCGGATGCCCCGTCGCTTACCCACATGAGAGTCGGGGCGCCGATCTTGATTGAGTTGACGCCGCTGCCTGGAGTGCCGACAATGCTGGCCGCTGTGGCGCCAATACCGGATGAGATAACCCAGTTTGAACCGTACGCGTCCATGTTCCAGGTGCCATCGGGCGACTGCGCGTGGAAACGGTCCGAAAAGACTGAAACGATGGCGTCTGTGCCGCTTGATGGTGACGTACGGCCTGCCAAGCTAAGGCTCGTCGAGTGTGACCCGTCGGAAAGCCCAAACTCAGGTGGGATCAAGTCGAGCGTCTTGGTGTTGAAGCCCGGCACGAGCCGCACTCCCATTACACCCGACGCGTTCTCACCGGCCAGACCTGTATATAAGTAGGCTGCTGTTGCCGCGAAACTGCCACCAGTTCCGGTAAGGACCATCCGCTGGCCTGTGGCTGCGGTCTGAATCATGGCGCCGGTGATGGTGCCTTTATTGATCGTCAGGCTACCGTCGGCGTCGGACAGGAACGCTGTCCGCGTCGTCCCGTCGATGCCGTAAGCCGACAGCCCGGCGTTGTTGATCTCGACGCGAGCGCCGGTGTCGGACGTCTTGATCCGGCCGCCGACGACCAGGTCAGCCGACAGGATGCCGGTGGTGATCTTCGTGGCGTTGAGGGTCTGAATCTCAGCGTCGGTGATTGACAGCGTCCCCAGGTCGCCGAGGCTGACCGTGTCGCCCTGCGCATGCGCCCGGACCAGCGGCCCGGTCAGCGTGACCGTGAACGGGCCGGTACCGGTCGGCGTCCCCGACGTGGTTGCCGTCTCCGCGCTTGCCGTACCGGCCGAGACTGTGATCGCCGTCCCGCCGGGGATCGACAGCCCCGTCGAGATCGACATCGCCCCCGCCGAACTCCCGGCCGACAGGCTCGTGTTGCCGCCACGGGCCTGCCGTGGTGTCCCCGGCGCAGCCGCTGACGGCGCTGATGCGTTCCCCGAATGGTCGAAGGCCACCAGCCGGACATAGAACTGCACGAACGGCAGCAGCAGCACACTCGTACCGCCATAAGGCGAACGGATCGTGTCCTGCAAAGTCGCGGCCGACGGGGTGAACCCAACCACCGTCGAGGCGTGGACCTCGACCCGGTCGAAGTCGCCCGGCTGAACCTCACCCGCCGACCCGTGGCCGTCCCAGACCGCCCGCAGCGCCCCCAGCATCGCCACCACCGTGGGTGTTGACGGGACGGGGGGCGGGGTCACGTCCGACCCGGCGGTCAGCGTGTAGTCCGAGCAGAACGGGGACCGGTTGCCGTTCTGGTCCACCGCCCGGACCCGGACCGCCACATTCAGCCCCGGCCGGACCGGCGAGTACGACAGGGTGGCCGTCGTGGTGCTGCCCAGGTTCAGCACCTGCCCGCCGACCGTCGCCTGCACCTCGTAGTGATCCAGGTCGGTGCAGGCCGTGCCGTCCGCGTTCGTCGTCACCGCCGCCCACGACGCGGTCAGCTGGGCCTGGGTGATCCCATCGGGGGACACGAACGCCGTCGACGTCGCCCCCAAACCGGCAGGGACCGCGGGGGCGAGGCGGTCCGGGGTGGTGCTGTTCAGCGGCGCCACACTCGCGATCCCCGAACTGCCACCCGAGATGCCCGACACCCGCCGGGCCAGCAGCACATCAAGCTCGAGGAACCGGTCGTTGAGGACGACGGTGGCGATGACCATCCCGTCGGGGTCTTTCGTCGCGTTGAGCGACACGACCCGCAGCTTCTCCAGCTGGTTGCCGACGTCAGCCCATAGGTAGTCGCCGACGAGGTAGTCAACCCAGGGGCGTGGGCCGCCGGCGGACAGGTCGAGGCCGAAGGTGCGCTGCGTCCGGGGCCCGTTCTTCTGCCCCAACGTCGACTGGCCGATGACCCGCAGCGTCCCCGTGTCGGTCACACCCGACTGGGCGACGTAACCCTCGCGGCGGCCGAGCGGCCCCGAGGCTTTCGGGTCGACGATCTCGACCATCGACGTCTGGTCACCTTCGATGAGGACCGTTGTCATCATCGACCGGGACGAGCGTTGCCGGCCGGCGCCGGTGACGTCCCGGCCGCGGCGCAGGATCGCCGGTTGCGCCCCGGTCGTCCGGTCCGTGGACAGGGTGCCGGGGTTGTACATCCGCAGGCTGCGGCCCACGGTCTGGAACTCGACGACGCCCTGCGCGTAGGCGTTCTGCAGCACCTGCAGCAGGTTCGTGCCCGCGTCGTAGGTGACGGTCATGCCGAAGGCCCACGGCTGGCCGTTCGAGTCGGCGGTGTCGGTGAAGGATGAGACGGTGATGCCGGTCAGCGCACCGCGGGCCTGCGCCCGCTGCACGAGTGTCCGCATGATCGTGCCGATGGTGGCGCCGGTGAAGCTGTGCGAGCTCGGGTTCGTAACCGACGGCCAACCAGCCGGGTAGACGATTCCCTGGGAGAACAGGCCGACGAGGTTCTGCCCAGCATAGCTGTCGGCCCCGCCGCCGCCGAGGTCGTCTTGGGCGTCGTCGCCGGTGCCGTCCTCGACGTACCAGCGGCTGTTGGGTAGTTCGGCGCCTTGGGAGAACAGGCAGAAACCGGCCTGGTCGACGAGCCAGCCGGCGTTGAGGCCGGTGCGGGGGTAGTCGACCTTGATCGAGCCGACGTCGCAGAAGTTGTCGACGAACTCGATGTGCGCGTCGGGCAGGATCGTCCCGGGGCCGCCGCCGGGGCCGTCGAGGGCTCGGAGCTGCAGGTCGAACGGCGGGGTCATCGGCGCGGGGGTGAGGGCACCGAACTGGGCGGTGGCGATCAGGCCGCTGCCCGCATAGGGGTTGAGTGTCCCGGTGACGGTCAGGGCTGCCTGGGCGGCCATGAGGGCGGCGCCGGACGGGTTGAGCGCACCTGTGCCGCCGAAGCCCGCAACCGCTGCCAGGGTGGCAGGTGAGCCGACGCCGGGCTGCGGGGCACCGAACGCGCCGGCGCCTGCCATGGCGGCGGGCGCGCCCACGCCGGGAGTGCTAGCAAGCGAGGCGACTGCGGCCATGGTGGCGACTGCCGTGGGCGGTCCGGTGACGGCTCCGGTGAACGACGCGACCCCGGCCATCGTCGCCGTTGCGGTCGGCGTAGGGGTCGCGATCCCGCCGAAGCCGCCAGCGCCGGCCATCGTCGCCGACACGGCGTAGGACCCCGCCCCGCCGAAGCTGGCAACCCCAGCCATCGACACGGGGGCGCCCGGCGACGGCGTGCCGCCGAACGTGCCGACAGCCCCCATCTGCCCGCTGCTGCCCGCGATCGGAGTGGTACTCGTGAAGCTCGCGACGCCGGCCATCGTTCCGGCAGCCGCATACGACCCTGCCCCGCCGAAGGTGGCGACTCCGGTGAGGCCCCCAGTGCCGGTCGCGGTGGCCGTCGAAGTACCACCGAAGGACGCCGCTCCGGCCATTGTCCCGGCCGCGGTAGGCGTCGTAGCAGCAGTCCCGCCGAAACTGGCCACCGCGCCCATGGCCGCCGTAGCCGCGTAGGAACCGGTCCCGCCGAAACCGGCAGCTCCGGCCATCGTCGCCGAACCGGCAGGCGTAGCCGTCGGGGTGCCACCGAAGCCGGCGGCCGCAGCCATCGTCGCCGCGACGACGGGTGCGGCGAGGGTGCGGACCAGCCGGGGCTGGATCGGGAAGGACCGACCGAACCGGCTCACCGAGTCGCCGCCGTCAGGACAGGCACCGGCGACGCGTAGACGGTCGGGGCTACTTGCACACCCAGAAAAACATCGTCGGTGTAGTGAATCTCACCAACTACGGTTGAGGTCCACACGACGCCAAAGATGCCGACCCCCGCCCTGGCTGGCGCGGTGTAGATGCCGGTGGCCTGCTGGTAGGCGGTCGACTCGCCGGGACCGCCGCCGCCCGACGTTGACAGGTAAGTCGTCACAGCGGCGTCGTACCAGTCGATCTGTATCTGCCAGTAACGGGCGGTTGCGGCTGTGCGCGCCCATGCCGAGATCTGCACGGCCTGGCCCGGTGTCACACGGATGTTCACGGCAGACGTCAAGTGGATGTCACCTGCGGCTGTTGCCGTGAGCCGGAACGCCCCCACGCCGGAGTGGACCGGGGTGGTGACCCGAGCGATGGTGCAGTTGGTGCTGGTCCAACCCGAGACGTCGACCTCGGCACCTGGGTTGGACAGCAGGTTCGGGCCGAAGGGCACGCCGTCTCTCCCGTCCTACTCCTCGAACTCGACGCCGGGCTAGGCCAGGGCTGCGGCGCGGGCCTGGAACCGGGCGAGCGAGTTGGGCGTTTGGTCGAAGGTGATGCCGCCCGCGGCGTTGATGTTGAAGTAGGACAGGTAGAGGGCGCCGACCTTCGTGGCCCACTCGAAGATCAGGTCGATGTATTCGGGACAGTCGCCAAGGCCCTGACTGTCGGCCGGTCCCGGCTGCTTGACGGTCATGTTGCCCCACTCGCCGAGCGCGACCGGCTTGCCCACGCTTTTCGCGAACGCGGTGGTCCGGTCGAGCTGGGACTGCACGAGCGCGAGCACGTCAGCCTTCGACGGGACGGCGGTGCCCCACTTGGAGGCGTAGGCGTCGAGGCCGACGACATCTACGTGCTGGGCGCCGGGCCAGAACGGCTCGATGGGGGCTCCGTCGCTGTTGGGGCACCACGTGAGCAGCAGCTTCTTCGTGGGGGCGGCTGCGGCGAACCCGGCACGGATGAGCGGGGCGGCGCGCTGCCAGCACTTCACGAACGCGGCACGGTCGATGTTGGCCGCGTCGCCGCCGATGTTGAACTCCCACCACAGCCGGGCGGACACCGTGGCCGGGCCGACTGCGGCGAGACCCGCACCGAGGCCGCGGTAGGCGTCGTCGCGGGTGCCGCTGGCGCCTTCGGCGAGCAGCGTGTTCCAGCCGGCCGGCGGCGAGTCGTGGGGAATCAGCGGAACACCGACGTCGGCGATGCCGTCAGGGTGAGCGGCGACGAACGCCTTCAGGGGGTCGCTGTAGGACAGCCAGCGGGCGCCGGCCACGTCGTCCCAGGTGGCGCGGTTCATCCACGCGCCGACGACGTGGGGCACTACACCGAAGATCGCCGCGCCGGACCAGCCGACGAGCGGCTTGGCGCTTGCAGCGGGTGACGCAGGCGCAGGGGTGACCACGGGAGCAGGGGCCGCCGGCGCGGGATGTACCGATGCCGGGGCAGCCGCTGAGATCGGCGTCAGTGCGGTGACCCGCCGGTCGATGTCGTTGAGGATCGTGGTCAGCGTCGTCTTGCTCAGGTCGTAGGGCACGCTTCTCTACTCCTCGTACTCGAGGTTGACCGCACCGTTGATCGCGACGGGGCTCGTGACACGCACCCCGAGCCACGACGACACCGGGACGTACAGCTCACGGCCGAGGGGGAGCAGGTAAGGCAGCAGGCCCGACAGCGGGACGTACCAGGTACGGATCACCGTGCCGCCGGCCGGCTCGGCTGTGTCGTTGACCTTCGCAGTCAGCAGGCTCGCCTTGTTCTGCGCCTCACCGTTGCCGCGGAGCGGGGCGTAGACGGTCCCGGTCCCGGTAGCGGTGTAGCGGACCAGCTCGACCTTCGCGTTGTTGCCCGACGCGGACCCGTCGAAAGACACGTCCACGGCGGTGAGTCGGCATGGCTGAGTGGACGGTGCGGCAAGCTCGACGGCGGTCTTCGCTGTTGCCGCGATGAACTGGACCGTTCCCGTGGTGACCTCAAATGTCTCAGCCGTCGGACTCAGCCTCCCGGAACCGTGGCGAGGGTGCCGCACGAGTGGGTGACGGTGTCGCCAGGGCCGACCGGGTCGGTATCGGCCCGGACCCCGACCAGCAGGTTGGCCGGATCGTAGTCGGCCTGCACATGCGCCCCGTCGGGGATCACGGCCTGGTCGAGGGCGCACACGTAGTGCCGGCCGTCATCGGACAGCACAACCGGGGACCGCTGCGCCCCGTCGGTCTGGTTCACCAGCCCCGGATCAGTCATCTAGACGTCTGACGCCGAGGCGGCGCCCGCCGCGAAGGTGATCGACTGCCCCGCCGACGTGGTGACCGACGGCGACAGTGGGCCCTTCATCTGCGGGGTACCGGAACCGGCGGCGGCGTTCCAGCCGACCAAGTAGGCGCTGGTCGTCGCCGGCAGGTTCGGGAAAGTGATCACGTTTGTGTTCGCGACCGACCCGGCGGACGGGGTGCCGAACACGATCGACTGCCGGGCGTAGCCACCAGTCGACACCTCAGACGTCGGGGTGTCCGACGTGCCGGGGTCGGCGGTGTGCAGGCTCAGGCTGTGCGCCGCCGGGGCGGTGTACGGCGTCCCGGAGAACATGGCGCCGAGTACGCGGTTCGCCTCAGCAACGGCAAGGGCGGCCATGCTCAGACCTCCGCAGGCTGGTCGGCGGCAGGGGCGGCGTAGTGGCCGGGGAACTGGTCGCGGTGCAGGTCGGAGGTGGCAGCGGCGACGGCGAGGGCTTCCTCATGGCTGTCGACGAAGACGTGCGGCGGACTCACGTCGTAGGACCGGCCGTCGACCTCGACGCTGCCGGACACCGGCCCGGTGATGACGACGTGCTTGCCGTCGGGGACCTGGATCGGGGGGGCTGCCATGGCGTTCTCCTCGCTTGGGCGTCAGCGAGAACGCTAGGAAGCCGAAGCCTGCCGGGCAGCCATGCCAACGGCGAGGCGTCTTACCTCAGGCCCCGTAGTACTTGCGGCGCCCCGCGACAGTCAGCGACGTCGCCCCCGTGAAACCCGAGCCCGACACCTGCACCTGGGGGCCACCGACCTGCGGTGCGAGCGGCAGCAACCTGTCCGCCCCCGAATGCACTGTCTGGCCGATCACGTTCGACCCGGACACCGACGACAGCCACGACCCGGAGTCGACAGTCCACGCCTGCCCCGCGGCCAGCGTGCCGCCGTACTGCACCGTCGCCCCCGACGCTGGGTCGGTCAGCTGAGGCGACGCCCCCGGCCCGTTCAGCGTGAACAGCAAGTCCTCGAGCGGTGCCGTCGCAGCGGCGAACGCGTCGAGGGTGAGGATCGTCCCCGACGCCGGCACCGGGAACGATTCGGTCACCTGCGCCACGTCCTGCCAGAACACGGCGGGGATGACCAGCTCGACGGCGAACTCGGCCCGTGCGCCCAGCCCCATCGTCGTGAAGTTGACCCCGGCGATGACTTCGGCGTAGCACTCCCGCTGCGACCCGTCCGCCTCGGTCTGCACCAGGTGGATCAGGCTGTACCGCTTCGCGAAGGTGCGGGCGAGGGCGTCGGCGTTGGCCCTCACCTGGCGGCGCATGTTCAGGTCGGCGGGCATGCTGCCGTCGGGGTTGGAGCCCTGCACCCACATCGACAGGACGATCGCCCCGGCGTCGTGGACCTTGCGGGCGGTCCAGATGTAGCCGTGCCTGCCGCCGGACTTGTTGTTGCCGGTTCGGATGGCGGGTAGCGACCAGCGCCCGCCCCGGTTGGTCACATTCCAGGCGTAGGTGTTGAGCGCGACCCCGTCGGCGGTGAACAGCTCGTCGGTGGTGACGGTGGGTGCTGCCATGTCAGGCTCCGGGGATCAGGCCGAGGGCTGCGATGCGCTGCATCGTCGCCGCGTTCGTCTCCGCAGCGGTCTGCGGCACCGGGTTGTTGACGTTGGTCGTGACGTTGATGGTGGATGTGACGGGCCCGGTGATGGTGGTCCCGGAGTGGGCGAACGCGGCGAGCCCGGAGCCGCCCATCCACGGCGACACGCCGAGGGCCTGCACCCCGTAGTTGGCGATCCCACCGCCGGAGCCGATGGTCTGCCCGCCGAGGGGGGTGGTGCCGGCTAGCAGGTTCTGTGCGGCGCCGTGCATGTGCATGGCGGTGACGATCGCCTGGCAGTAGGTCGCGATCCGGGTCAGCAGGTTGTCCGTCGTTGACATCCCCGAACTGCTACCGCCGCCGCCGCTGCCGCCGGCTCCCTGGCCGGACGCGGCGCGCTTGAGTGCCTGCCACGTCGCCGAGTTGTCCGACCCGGTGACCTTCAGCCCGAGGCCGCGCTGCGCGTCGGCGTAGCCGGCGTAGCCGAGCTGGCGCATGTTGGCCTGCGCGGTCGCCTCGAGGTAGCCGAGCAGCGCCGGGTTCGCTCCCGTCTTGCCGGTGTGCTTCGCGGTCGTGCTCGTGTGGGTGCGGATGGCCCGCAGATGGCCCGTGACGGCCTTGTGGTGGGCTGCGACCGCCTTGTGATGGGCTGCGGTTCCCCGGTGGTGTGTAGCCGTCCCAGGGTGGTGTGCGGCCGGGTGGTGGCCCGGGTGGTGGGCCGGGTGGTGGGCCGGGTGGTGGGCCGCACCGGCCACACGGTGATGCCCGGTGCTGTGGCGCCCTGCGTGGCCGCTGCCGCTCACCGTGTTCCGCTCGGCCAGCAACGCCGACAGCTCGGCGCGTAGCCGGTCGGTCACCCCGCCACGTAGCTCGGCGATCTTGATCTGCGCCAGTACCGACCCGATCTGGCTGTTGATCCCCCCCAGCGTGCCACCGGTCGCGAACCCACCCCGGCCGTCGCCGTGGGCTGCGGCCCCACCGGACACGGCGGTCCGCAGCGCCATCACCCCCGCATGGCCGCCGAGGTTGTGTACGTCGGAGGTGGTCAGGACATGCTCGCCGGGGGTAAGCATGGCCGGCGTGGTGTCCCCGACGCCCGAGCCGGGCACGGGTCCGCCGGCGGCGAGGCCAATGAACGAGAGTGCCTTGCCGGGCAGGCTACCGATCTTGCTGGCGAGGTTCCCCACCCAGTTGATGGCCCCCTGAATCTTGCCGATCACATTGTCGATAAACCCGATCACCGAGTTTACGGCGCCACTGACGGCGCCGGTGATCGCGTTCCACACGTCGCTGACAATGTTACGGAAACCGTCCCAGGCGTTGCTGAAGTTCTGCTTTATGTTGTCCAGCCGTGTGCTGAGAAAGTTCCCCACCGCATTGAGCGCGTCGGACACAATCTGCTTGATCTTGTCCCACGCGCCGCGGATAAAGTCCCCGACAGCATTCCAGGCGGCGCTCACCGCGTTCTTGATCGCGTCCCAGCCCTGCTGCAGTTTGTTACCGACCCAGGCGATAGCGTCGCCGACGATCCGCTTGATGTCATCCCAGTGCTTGATGACGAAGCCGAGGATCAGCCCCAGCGGTCCCATGACGATGCCCAGCAGCAGGTCCCAGTGCTTCTTCACGAAATCGACGACCCATGACACAGCGGCGCTGACCGCGTCGGTGATGGCCTTCCACACGGTCTTCGCCGCGTCGAGCAGGAAGTGCCAGACCGCTACAACGGCTTCCTTGAACTGCTTCCAGTGCGTGATCACGAGGATGATCACAGCAATGACGGCCATCAGCACGAGGATCCACGGGTTGGCGAGCATCGCCGCGCCCACCGCCCGGATCGCGCCGACCGCAGACCGGCCGAACGCCATGAAGGCGGTACCCAGCTTCCCGATCCCTGCCGCGATCCCGCCCGCAGCCAGCTTGCCGAGATCGAGGGCAGCTTTGGCTCCCGCCTTCCCGGCGTCCAGTGCTGCGGAGCCGATCCTTTTGAGGCCCGACCCGACGGCCTCTGCACCGGTCAGCGACGCCCGGAACACCGCCCTGCCGCCCTTAGCGGCCAAGCCGCCGAGGCGGGCGATGCCGCTCGCGACCGCATCCGCGCCGGCCATCAGCATCCGGTAGACCGCGATGAACGGCCGGGCGACAAGCTTCGCGAGCTTGACGACGGCGCCCTCGACTGCAGACGCGCCGCTGGAGGCGAAGTTCCAGACGGCCTTGAACGGCCTCGCGACCAGCCGGCCGAGGCGGGCCAGCTTGCCCTCGACCGCGCCGGCGCCCTTCTCTGAAACCTGGACTTCCTTCTTGCTCACCCCGCCGGTTTCGGCCATCGCCCGGTCGAACGCCGACTGCCCCTTGCTGACCTTGCCGGTTTCTTCGAGCAGGCCGATACCGTTCTTCAGCCGTGACAGACCAGCCATCCTGGCTGCCAGCCTGCCGATCGTCCCGATGGTCTTCCCCGCCAGCTCGCCGACTTTGAAGATGCCGGCGCCGAATTTGAGGAACGCTCCCAGCGCCCCACCCACGACCGCGGCGACAAGGGTGGCCCCGAGGGCATAAGCAAGCGCCTTGACCAGCGCCGGATGGCGGGAAAGGAACTGGGCCGTCTTGTCGAGGATTGCCGCCAGCTTGGTGAACGCCGGTGCCAGGTCGGCGCCGATGACGATCGCCGCGTTGTGCATCTCGGCTTTAGCGTCCTTGAACTTCTGCCCGACGTCCTGCGCCCGCTTCGCCATCGCCTCGTCGAGGACCTGCGGCCCCGACTTGTTGATCAGGTCGGCTTTGGTCTGCTCGGCGTCGAGCTGGTTGACGGTACCGACGAGGAATGCGCCGCCGCGACTCTTGCCGCCGATGGCAAGCAGCGCCTGCTCTCTCATAACGGCCGCCGAGCCTGACTTGTCGAGTTCGGCGACAAACTTCTTGCGGCTGTCAGCGGCGGCCTGACCCGTGACGTTTGTGTCTTTCAAAGCCTGGTCAAAGTCGGTAAGCGCCTTCTGCTGCTCCGCGAAGGAGATCGCATGCCCCGACCCGGTCGGGAACGTCTTGTCCAGGTTGGTCCGCAAGTCCTGCAAGGCGAACAGCAGCCCGTGACTGTGAATGTCCTCCGCTAGCTGGGTGCCGCTCATCCCGATGCCGTTGAGGGCCGCCGCCCCCTCCTTGGATGGCTTCACGAGCTGCCCGACCATCGTCTTCAGCCGGTTGCCCGTCATCTCCATCGGCGTGCCGAGGTCGGCCCAGCGGGCCATGATCGCGCCGGCGTCCGCGAACGACACCCCCAGGGTTGCCATTTCAGGCGTAAGCCCCGACTTCAGTGCATGTACGAAGTCGATGAGGTGCGCGTTGCCGGTGCCGACGACGGCGATCATCTTGCTCATGGCGTCGCCCGCGTTGTTGGCGCCGGGGATGAGGTTCGACGTCATCACGCCGACGAGGGCGTTGGTCGTGTCAGCCATGCTGCTGTTGTCGATCGCCGCGCCCTTCGCGGCCGCGCTGAGCACGTCCATCTCGGTCTGAACCCGCGTCGCCGGGTCGAGAGTGGCACCCATCGCGGACTGGATGCTGAAGAACGACTTGGCGAGAACATCAGCCGACTGACCCGTCTGGCTACCCATCGTCAGGAACTGGTCGCCGACCTGCTTGATCTCACCCTGCGTCATCCCCGCTTCGGTCCCGAGCTGGGTCAGCGCCGTCTGGTAGCTGGAGTACGCCTTGATGGTCACGTAGGCGGCCGCGCCCGTCGCGAGTAGCGGGTTCTGAACCTTGGAGATCAGCATCCCGCCTGTGTCAGACATGCCTTTCCCGACCTGGCTGAACTTGCTGCCTAGGCTCGTGGCCTTGCTCTCAGCCTCTGCGGCAGCCGCGCCCGTCGTGCGGACCCCCGATCCCGCCACTGCCGACCCTGCGGCAACGTCCCGGCCCATAGTGGTCGACGCAGCGCCGGTCGCGGCCAGCTCCCGTTGAGCGGCTTGGTTCCCGGCACCCATCGCTGCGACGCCCCGGCTTTCCTCTGCCGCCGCAGTCCCGACAGCGCGGAGCTGGGCAGCGGTCCGGTCGGCCTGCGCACCGACAACGGCCATCGCCTCACGGGCACTGTTCGCCGACCCCTCGACTTGCACCAGCCCGTCGCGGGCCGCCACACCCGACTTGCCGATCGCGCTGAGAGAGCGGTCGAGTTGCGCGTTCTGGCTTACCAGCCGGTCCGTACCCGCGCCGGCCTCGGACTGGGCACGGCGGATCAAGGCGAGGGCGTCGCCGTACTTCGCCGCCGCTGCCGCGACCTTGTCCAATGCGCCGGCGACCTCAAGGCTCGACGTGGCTAGACGGCTGTTCCCGGCTGCGGTCTCCGCCGTTGCGGTCCGCAGGCCGGCCATGGTCCGGCCGACGGTCGTCGCGGCCTTCTCGGTCTGGTCGAGCGCGACCGACGTTTCCCGCAGCCCGCCACGCAGCCCGGTCAGGGACTCGGCGGCACCACGGGACTCGGCGATCAGCGGAGCGAAGTTTGCAGCTGCCGTGAACACCGCTGCGCCGGCGGTGCCGCCGGTACCAATCCCCGGTGTCGTCACCGGACGGACCCGGCGACGGCCTGCTCGAACGGCCCGGCGGACGGCAGCCAGTCCGGCGCCTTCTCACCCTCAACCAGCTTCCCGACCTGCTTCGCCCGCGACTCCGACGACCGCTCCCCACGGAGCCGCACCGCATCGGCCGCCTCACCGGCCTGCTCGTTACCCGCCGCGGCATACACAGCGCCGACGAGATGCCGGAGCTTGACTTCCTCGACCTGCAGATGCCGGTCGAACTCCTCGGCCTGCCGGCGGCTGACGATGTCCCGGACCTGCTTGATGCGGGCGAGCGTCAAGTTGAGGATCACCTCATCGGTCCATCCGTAGGCGGCTGAGATCAGGTCGAAGGTGCTGGCGAAGGGCTGCTCGGCCCAGCGGCCGGCGGCGGGGTCTTCTTCGTCTGGTAGAGGCTCTGCATCCGCCGGAAGGCGGCTGTCGCTTTTCCCGTGAGGCTCACCACGTCGTCCTTTTCGGCGACGGCGAGGTGTTCGGCCAGGTCGATGAGGACTTCGACCTCCGGGTTGTCCAACGCGGCAGTGAGGCGGGTGGCGTCGGCCTGGTCTGCGGGGTCGAGTACCAGGCGGATAAACGCGAGGAACTCGCCGTCGACTTCGGGGAGCATGGCGATGAGCATCCCGACGACCTGGGCGCCGACCTCTTCGGGTGTGCCCGCCCACTGCTGACGTTGGAGGAAGCCGCCGAACTGGCCGGTGAAGACCCGCAAGAGAGCGAAGAACTCGCGGCTTTTGAGTCGGCGCAGGACGACCGGGATCGGCTGGCCGGTCTCGTCGGGGACGGTGAAGTGGGACGGGTCGGCGAGGATCGTGTCGAGATCGGCCGATACCTGCGGCGTGTCTGCCGGGGGGGCGGTGGTTGCTTCGGCGCTCATGGCGCTCTACCTCTCAGAAGGTCGGGTGGGGGTTAGACGGCCGAGCGGGAGATCATGCGGCCGATCCGCTTCTTGCCGTCGGGGAACGGATTGCCGAGCTCGTCGACCGTCGAGTAGGTCGCCCGGCCGCGCATGTTGCACTTGACGCCCTGCTTGTACTGGGGGCCGGTGACGGTGATCGGCTGCCAGGTGACCCGGTACAACCCGAAGTCGAGGGTCCGGACCAGGCCGGAGGTGTCCTTCGACGGCATGCGGATCAGGATCGGCCAGGGTGCGAGGTTGACCCCCGACTCGTGGTACAGGTCCATGCCGAACAACTGGTTAGGTGCGGCACCGGAAGATGAGATCGGCCGGCCGGTGATGGACGAGAGCAGCGGGAAGCTGACGTACCCGGAGTCGACCTGCACCTCGCAGTGGTTCAACCAGCTCCAGTACGACAGCTCGACGTCGTCGCCTTCGTTCTGCGCCTCACCCATCGCCGGGTTGAGGCTGCCTTGGGAGACGCCGTAGATGTCGAGGGGGTCGGCTGCGGCGTTGGATACGACGGCGTCGAACGCGGTCTGCCGGTCCATGAGCTGGGCGTGGGTGATCGAAAAGGCTTCGTAGGTGTTGGCGCCCATGCGGCTGCCCTGCTTTCCGGTGAAGCCCTGGTGGGCTCTGCGGGTGGGGTGCCGATCGGGGCCGGTCTACGGTCGAGCGTCGCCTGCGGGGCCCGCGGCGGCCGGGGGCGGCAGGGCGGGGGGTCTTACTCGTCGTGGAGGACGACGGACTCGACAAGCTGGCCCGCCACATTGAACCGGTGGAGTACCTGCCGGGCGCCGAGCTTGCGCCGGCAATCGCGGCACGCCAGTTCGATCAGGTTGCCGTCGGTGATGTGCAGCGGCCGGTGGCCGGTGACTTTCGCGAGCAGCCCGCCGATCGGGCACCGCAGGTCCGTCGAGGCGGTCATCAGTCGACCCACGACATGAGCAGGCCCTGGATGTGGGTCGTCAGCATCTCGGGCAGGTTGACCCGGGTCTGGAACGCCTCGCCTGAGTCCATGTCGACCCACTGCATGAGGACGACCCATTCGGTCAGCGCCGGGTTAGTCACCGCTGCGAGGCGGGCCATCTCCTCGACGTCAAGGTCAGCGCCGTAGTCGTCGGGGTCGCTTTCTCGGGGTCCGAGCTGCCCGGCTAGTTCCTGCAGCAGCCGACCGATCTGGTCGCACGCTTCCCGCTGCGCAGGGTTGGGACGGCTCACTGGTCGCACACCTGCTCGAGCTCGTCGAGGAACCGGCGGGTGATCGGCCTCCACGCGAAGTCCTGAATCGCCCCGGCGGCGTTCGCACCACGGCGGGCACACTCGCCCTGGTCGGCGGCGACCTCCAGCAGCGTCGCGGCTAGCTGGTCGCGGTCGACCTCGAAGTCGAGGGTCGGCTTGGCCGGGTTGGCTTGGGTCAGCCTGCCGGGAAGCGGCCAGCCCACGTCCGGCGTGAGGTAGTTCTGATGCGCCGACCAGTCAGTGCCGATCGCCGCGCAACCCGTCGCCATGCCCTCCATCAGCGGCTTGTCGTTGCCTTCACCGCGCGACACCGACACGACGGCGTCGCAGTGGTGGTAGAAGTCGGCGAGGGTGGGATGGTCCCAGGTGCCGTGGTGGATCGTCAGCCCCGGCCCGTACGCGTCGGCGACGAGCGGGTGCAGCCGGACACCCGAGTCCTTCACGTCAAGGGTCGCGTCGAAGCCGGGGTGGCTGGCTTTCAGGTCGCGCCACACCTCGAGCAGGGTGAAGATGGCTTTGCGGGGGACGAACTGGCCGATGACGCCGAACCGGACCGGCCCCGGGTAGCGGCACTGCGGGACCGCCCGGTCGCGGAACTCCCAGATGTTGGGGTCGATGCCGCACGGCACGACCGCCTTGGGGACATGGGGGTCGAGGTGGTCGAACGCGTCGACGTTCATCGGGCAGGTCACGACCAGCAGATCCAGGGCCCGCCTGCGGCCCACTTCCGGGTCGGGGGTGGACGAGTACCACCGGTCGGGCGCTGAGGGCGTCCACGGCGCGCCAGGGGCCTGCGTCGACGGGTCGGGCAGCATGTCGTCCGGGAGGATGCGGTCCGCTTCCCACATGGTGTAGCCGACCGCCTTCGGTGCCAGGTCGGCCCAGACGGTGGGGTCGAGGCGCCACGGGTCGGAGAAGCAGACCGCCACGTCGAACGGGGTGCCGGCCGTCCCGCCGCGGGGGTCCTGGGTCAGCAGGTCGGTGAAGTTGCGGGGCAGTCCGGGGAGCAGTTCGATCGGCCACGGGACGACCTGCACGTCGTCGTGGCGGGACAGGTTGACCGCCAGGTCTGTCGCGTCACGGCCGAATCCGGAATATGAGTCGAAGCCGGCGCGGAGCAGGATCCTCATAGGTGCGCCCACAGTCTCCGCCTATGTATTGCACTAATCGTGCAGTCGGCTACTCCGTACCGCCTCGCCAGTGCTGCGTTGCTCTCTAATCCTCGGGCCGCACGAATCTCAAGTACGTGCTGCGCCGACAACTTGGTGCGCGCGCCGTCCTCGCCGCGCTTCAGCGGGGGGGCGACGTGCCTACCCTTCGCCCACATGTCGGCCGTGTTATCGCGCTTGGTCCCTAGGAACAGGTGCTCCGGGCGCACGCAGCCAGGCACGTCGCATCGATGAAGAACGCACAGCCCGTCAGGGACAGCGCCGTGGTGAAGTTCCCAGGAGACCCGGTGGGCGCGAAGCATCTTGACTGACCGGCCAGCGTTGATCGTTCCGTGGCCGAAGTCGGAGTGCGAACCGGTCCAGAGCCAGCATCCGTCGTCGGATTTGCTGACCTTCTCCCAGAACCGCTGCTCGAGCGGGCGGTACGGAGGCATCAGTGCAGCACCTCAAGGTTGTAGGACACCGACACGACCCCCAGGTCGCCGAGGTTGCCCCGGCCGGGTGAGCTGCTGTCGGCCTGCATCGGCTCGGACCGGCGGACGCACGTCACGACCCTCAGCCCCGACGTACCGCCCCAGGTGACGCCGCGGGAGGCGAGGCCGTGCAGCAGCGGGTTGACCGTCCGGTAGATCGCCCACGCCCGCGTCAGGTTGTCCCACGTGCCGGCCGGCTTGCCCGACGGGTCACGGGTCACGTCCGAATAGCACTCGACCTGCAGCACCGGATATTCGGCGGTCCCCACCGCGTCCGGTGCGGCCCAGCCGCCGGCGGCGCGGACGACGACCGCCGACTGGCCGGTGCCATCCAGCTGGGCACCCAACCGTTCGACGTACACCCGCTGCTGCACATAGCCAGTCACCGGAGCCTGGCCCAGCAGGTAGCGGCGGGCGGCGGGGGCTACCTCCACGACGCTGCCAGCCGGCCGAACGCCTCATGCAGGGCGGACAGGAACAGTTCCCGGCCGCCCTCCTCGTAGGCGCGGGTGAGGAACGCGTGCTCCCCGCCGCGGCCCTGCTCGTAGATGCCGTACTGCCCCGGCACATATGTCTTGCCGTTGCGCGATACCCGCGGGCTGCCCGACAGGGCTTCAAGGCGGCCTACGAACATGACGGCTTGCTCCACGATGCCGGGGGCGAACGTGGGTGGCAGGACATGGCCGGAGGCTTTGAGCGCCCCGGTCAGGACGTGGACCCGTGCCCGGACTTGTTCGACGAACAGCCCGGCCGCGAGGCGCCACTCTTCTTCGACGGCGACCTCGGCACGCAGCGGCAGGTCCTCGAAGCCGGTGATCCACGCGTCGAGGCCGCGGGCAACGATCGGCACTACTGCCCCTCTGGGCGCTGCAACGTGAGCGCGAGTCTGCCGCCGGCGGGCTGGTCGACCTTGGTGATCCGCCATTCGGCGCCGCTCGAGTCGGTTACCACGTCGGCTTCGGTGATCTGCGTGCCGCCGGTGTCGTCGAAGGTGGCGACTGTCGTCAGCACGGTGACCCCGGCGGCGCGGTCCCAGTCGCGGGACGTGTCCGAACGCAGGCCGGGGCCGGTGAAGGTCGGCGTCCACGTGAACGTCGGGTCGCCGGTCAGGTCGTTGTACCCGGTCAGGGTGCGGTGCAGGACGGTGAGGACGGTGTGCGGCTCGACCGACTCGGGGGTGATGAGGTTGACCAGCTCACCGTCGGGGCGGTACGGCAACCCGCCGCGGGTGATGTCACCGTCGAGGGCGGCCCAGCCAGCCGGCGCCGGGTTGGCGGGCTGCGGCCCACCCGCGACCGGGGCCAGGTTGACCGGGGGGCGGCCGGTAGACGGGTAGAGGATGCGGGGTTCGTCGCGGAGCCATGCGCGGGGCATCGTCGCCGCCTCTCACCCGGAGGTCTGTGGACCTGGCAGCCTGGCCGGCGGCAGGATCACCACCGCCGGCCAGACGAGCTGCTAATAAAGCTTCGCGGAGGCGAGCAGGTTCGCCCCTGGCAGTGTCGGGAACGCGGTCGCTGCCGCCTTCACCCACTCCGACGGCGGATCGGTCGTCACATAGGTCGACGCGAACACCCCCGGTGCCTGCCCCGCCAGGCCGGTGCCGAGCAGCACCCGCGACTCGGCTGTCGGTCCCCACAGCGTCTGCCCCAGCTCGATCTCAGCCGGGGGCAGCAGGAAGCACTTGTTCTCGGCCATCATCCTGATCTGGCTGAGGCTGCCGTCGGCGTTCTCCTGGTTGGCTGACGCGTCGTAGACGGTGAGCTGCGGCAGGTCGTAGAGGGCGAACAGGGTGTCGAGTTCGGCGCGGGCGAGGATCGCCGCCGGGGCGTTGCTGCCGCGGATGAGCTGGCGGATGGACGGGTCGTTGAGCAGCATGAACAGCACCTTGCGGGAGGCGACCAGCTCCACCGGCCGGAAGCCGTAGGTGAACTGCATCCGGTTGGAGATCGACTGCAGGAACTGGACCGGCGTCGCCGGGTTCGCGGCGCCACCCGAACCGTCGAGCGGGCCACCGGCAGCGCCGCCGACCGTCGTCGCGTTCGTGATCGGCACGCCGGCGCCGTCGACGCCTGCGACCAGGTCGTAGAACAGGCCGGGGGTCTTGCCGAAGTCGAAGTTGAAGACGGCGCCGCCCTCGTTGACGACCATCGTCAGCTCCGACAGTGCCTGCATCCGCAGCCACTCGACCCGGGCCTGGACCGACTCGACCAGCTGGGCCGACAGGTCGTACACCGAGTTGATCGCGTTCTGCAGGTCGGGGATGCCGGCCCGCGGCGTCAAGAACCGGATGATCTCCTTCTCGGAGATGCGCGACTTCCGCTTGACCGGAGGCAGCTCGCCGGTGACCTTCGGGCCGAACGGGATGCGGCCGGCGATCGGTGCCTCGGCGTCCCAGCCCATGACTGTCGCCATAACCGGCCGGTTGTAGGCGCCGAGGATGTAGTCGAAGGACAGGTCGAACGTCGGCTGGTTCGGCAGCCACGTCTCGCCGAGGAACGGGTAGGGGGTCGGGAGGTTGCGGACGAAGCCGAGGAACTGTGGTCCCTGGAACTCGTCGAGCTCGTAGAGCGCCATGTCTAGTTCGCCCCTTCTACTGGAAGATGATCCGGCCGGCGAGGGCCGAAGTCGTCGGGCCGTCGGGGGTCGGGTAGACGCGGGCGGACAGCACCGAGCCGCCGAGCATGACCCCGGCGATGACGTCGCCGTAGAACACGTCGACGGACTCCATGAGGTAGCCGGAGTCGGGGGTGATGGTCTGCCGGCCGTCTGTCGCGGCGGCGGAGTAGACGCCGACCTTGCCGGTCGCGGTGACCCGGGTCAGCAGCGTGCCGGCCTTGACGATCTTGCGGTTGTAGTTCGCCGGGTCGGCGGGGACGAGGCTCGCGTCAATCGTCACACCGACCCGCTTGAGGGTGATGTTCTGCGACGCGAGGAACGAGGCGGTGAGGTGGAACGCGGGGCCTTGGCGGACGACTCCGGGCTGGAAACCACCGGAACCGCCCGGCTGGGGTGCGAAGGGCTGCAGCGGCCCGTACGGGGCCTGGTTCAGGACAGACACGGTGGGTGGCCTTCCGGCTCGTCTGCGCTCCGGGCGCTACAGGTGGGTGGTGCTAGGCGTTGGTGCGTTGGGCGTTGAGGATTCGCTGCCCGGCGGCCTGGTCGAACGGTGCGGCGGGTGCCGTCCTGGCCGGGGTGCGGGCAGCGGCACGGTCCCGGGCGAGCTGGGCGCCGCGCTCGTACGACGTCTGCGCGGTGACCCCACCAGTCCCGGAACCTCCCGGTATTGGCTGGCCTGGACGGCTGTCCTCACGCAGCAGACCCCGCTTGCGCAGCGCCGCCGTCGTACGGGCCTCGTAGTGCGCCCGCAACCCCTTGATCTGCTTCGCTACCTGCTGGGCTACCTGACGTCCGGCCTGGTCCTCGTCATCGAGCTGTCCGCGCCGCGCCATGTCGCCGATGAGGGCGTTGGCGAGTTCGGTGGCGTGTGCCCGCTCCTCGGTGGAGATGAAGCGGACCTCGTCGCCCACGTACTCGCGGTAGGCGAGGCGTGCAGCTCGTGGCAGGTTCGGGTCGACGGCTGGCGCGCTGCCCTTCGGGGTGTCGCCCTGGTCAGTCTTGCCGCTGTCGGCGGCGGGCTGGCCCTTGCGAATCTCCTTCAGGACGGCGTTGATCCGCCGGTCGAACAGGGACTCGAGGCGCTTGTCGAGGCGGGCCTCGACGTCGGCGGTGAGTTTGTCCACGTCGACCTGCGGGCCGTTCCCCTCACCTTTGCCGGCGTCCGCGTCGTCGCTGCTGCTGCTGGCGTCGTCGAGGTTGTCGGCGTCGGCTTCGAGGAGGCTGCCGCCACTGTCCGCGGTCCCGGTGGTGCTGGTCCCGGTGCTGCCGGTTGAGGTGTCGTCCGTGCTGGTTGCCATGTGTCGTCCTCGCGGTCTGCCGTCCGCCCCGTGTTGGTGCGTCCGGTCGCTGGTCCGTCGAGGTTTACGATCACCGGAAGCCGCGTGATACAGGCCGTGCGTGGCCGCTGGCCGTCTTACCTGGGCTCGTGGGACAATCGCGCCGTGGCGCAAACTGAAGCCGGCGGGAGTCCCTCAGTCGCCGTAGCCGAGCGCGTACGCCACTGGCGCAAGGAACGCGGCCTTAACCAGCAGCAGCACGCCGAGCGTCTCGCCGAGCAGGGCACCCCCATCGGGAACACGGGACTGTCACGGCTCGAAAGAGGCGAGCGTCGCATCACGGTGGAGGACTTGTGCGCCCTCGCCCGGGCACTGCACGTGAGCCCAGTGCTGCTGCTCAGTCCGCCCGACACGCTCCGGGTGGGTGATGGCACGCTTCCGCAGCCGTGGGCCGCTGCCGGGCTGGCCGGCGCGACCGGGGCCGGCCAGCCCGATCGGCCGGATCAGATAGCCGCGGCGATGGACAAGCTGGTCGACGTGGGGCAGGCGGAACGCGAGCGGTTCTTCTCCGTCCCGATCCCGGACGGATTGTGCTGGGAACTGAGCGGGCCCGAGACAGAGATCCGTCTCGGGGCGGCAGCGGTCGTGACCGTGCGGTCCGAGGCGCGGCTCGTGCCGATCGTCAGCGCACCGGCGCCGAACTCGACGCGCTTCGCCTACGGGTCGGACTAGTTCTCGCCCCTGCGGCTTGCTCCTGCCGATACGGGCAGCGCGTACGACCGGCGCCGCCGCGCGTCCCGCGCCTGCCGTTCAGCCAGTGCCAGCTCGGCGGCGATGATCGCCCGTTGCAGCCACACCGGCAGTGCGCCGAAGTCGCCCTGCGCCGAGTCGACCCGCTGCGCCACCAGCAGCCTGCGTGCCGGTGACAGGCCCGCGAGGACCGGCGCCGCGACGACCTCGAACCGGGGCAGCGGGATCACTCGCGGGGCGTCAGGCAGCGGCACAGCAGGTGGGGGAATCTCATCCGGGTAGGTCGGGTTGGCCGCACCCGGGTTGTCGCCCGTCGGCCCGGTCGGCATGTCCTCGAGCCATTCCACGACTTGAGCTCGGCAGCCGGAATGCGCGGGAGGCTCATCGAAGGAACCGTAGAGGCAGTCGAACGGCCGGTCTACGGGCTGGACCTGGCCGTCAGCGTCGAGGCAGTTGTCGGTGGTGCGTTCGTCGATGACCGACACCCACTGCTTGAAGATCACGACAGGGCTCGGCGTTCCAGGTCGTTGTACTGGGCCATCGCCGCGACCCGGAGCGTGTTGACCAGCCCGATCGTCGCCGCCCGGGCCGCCGAGTGGAGCATGCTCGGGGTCCGCCAGAACATGCCAGCGGCCGAGCAGCCCGGGCGGCCCACGTCGGCGGGGGAGGCGAGCCGGGCGATCCGCTTACCCGCCGTGTCGCCGTACATCCTGCCGAGGCCGATCTGCTCACCGAGCCGCGCCTGCGTGATCCCCGCGGCCCTCGCGGCGGCCTGGGTGTACAGCCCGGCGGACGAGTCGACCGTGCCGTAGGCGAGTTCGGCGATCTGCGCTGCTGCCAACCCTGCGAGGCCGGCGGGCGCCTGGTCGACGCGGGCGACGATGCCGAGGGTGTCCCCGGATGCGTCGACCGCCATCTGCGCCGCTTCCTCGAGCAGCCCACGGACCGGGCCGAGGGACTGGGCGGCAAGGGTGACGGTCAGGGTGACGAGCGGGGCCTGCAGGTCGGCTGCGAGGGCTGCGGTCAGGACATCCGGGTCGGAATGGCGCGCCGCGACCTGACTGGCGAGGCGAACCACGGCCGGCTGCCGGGCGGTCCACAGGGCGTCGATGTCGGCGAAGCAGGCGTGCTCGCGGGGCAGCAGCTCATCGGACAGCCGGCCGGTGCGGGCGTGCAGGGCGCGCTGGGCGACGGCGAGGTCCGCCCTACTGGTCACCGGCCTTTGGTGCGCGGCTTCGGCGGCGGGGTCGCCTTGACCGGCCGCGGCTTGTTCTCCTTCAGCCGGCGATCGGCCTTAGTGCCCGGATTAGGACGCCCGCCCATCAGTGCCCCAGCGCCCGCTTCGACGCTGCCCGCAGCGCCGCGTAGGCAGCAGGCCGGAGAAGGTTCTGCCGCGCGAGTGAAGCGTTGGCCGCTAGCGACGAGTTGCCGTACGGCACCCCGTTGACGACGCCGTAGCCCTCCGGGTTGTCCAGCCCCGCCGGATTGTCGGTACCGGGGACCGTCGTCACCGTCACATCGGTGCCGGGGATATTCGGTCCCTGACCTGCCCGGCCCAGCCCGGTATCGGGCAGCGTGTCGCCCGAGTCGTCACCCGGAATGTTCGGGCCCTCGTCACGGCGGCCCGGCTTGGCGTCCGGCAGGTTCCCAGGGGTCTGCAGCGGCCGGCGGACGTTCGGGAACGTGTTCCCGCCCTCAGCGCGTCGGGCTGTGCGGCCACCTGCCGGGCTGCCGGGAATGTTGGTGCCCTGCGAGCCGCGTAGGCCGCGGGAACCGGTCAGCGGCCGTCCGAAGACGCCGCCCTGGAAGCCTGCCATGAGCCTCTCCTACCTGTCGGCCTTCGTGATCGTCGAACCCACCGTAGAGCCAGCCTGCGTCCCCTGCGTGTGCGCGGGCGTCGGCAGGCTTACCGTGTTCGCGCCGAACACCGCATCCTCGCTCACCATCCCGCCCGGCGTCTTCTCCAACTCGCCGATGATCTGAGCGATCTGCGCCTTCGTGTAGCCCCGCTTACGGAGCACCTCCTCACGGGAGATGACCCGCGCCACCCAGTCGTCGCGGAGCAGCACATCGTCGACGATGTAGCCGGTGCCCATCTCGATCTGCATCCGCCGGTCGGGGAACACCTCCCCCGGGTCAATGTCCCAGAACGGCACGTCCGGCACCGCCCCTTCGGGGAGCAGCACCTCGTCGGAGATGAGGTCGACGCCGGTGAGTTCCTCGAGCGGGGTGTCGAAGCCGGGGGCTGCGGCGCCCTGCCGGTAGGCGGTGACGTCCAGGGTGAGGTTGAACAGGGCCCGGATGTCGGAGATGAAGTTGCGGCGGATGCGCCGGAACGTGCCCGAAGTCTTCCGGTTGAGGATTTCAAGCGCGTAGCCGGAGATGCGGCCCATGCCGTGCAGGCTGGCGGTGTCGAGCTGCACCAACCCGAAGATGGCGTAGAGGTGCGCGGCCAGCACCTCCTTCTGGTGCTCGATCATCCGCGGGTCGGTCGGGAGCTGGATCGACGTCAGGTTCGTGCCGCCGGGGAACGTCAGCACATCGGCGACGTCCTTCGCTACTCGCGGGTCGTTCTCGACCTTCAGCATCGCCTGGTCCCCGACGACAGCCAGGTTGCCGTGCGAGTTGTACCGGGCGATCAGCCACGACAGCTGCTCGACAGCGTCGTAACGCATCGCCGTCTCCATCGCCTGCATCGTGATCAGGCTTTCACCGCGGGTACCGCGCAGCCGGCGCGAGTCGGCCCGCAGCAGCGCCCACGGCAGCACCGGGAAGCCGAGCCACTCGACCCGGACCGGCGCCTCCTCCGTGTCCCAGTACGTCTGCTTGCAGCACTCGGGATGGCCGTGGTCGGGATGAACCTCGACGGTGTACACGACCCGTTCGACGACCTGCTTGCGGCTGGAATCAACGGAGCGTTCGTCAACAACCCAGCGGAGCTCCTCACGGATCACCGCCTCGACGCGGGTACGTGACGCGAACCGGACCTCGACCTTCTCCGACTCCCAGAACTCCAGGTAGCAGGTCCCTTCGATCGGGTCCCACAGGACTTCGGCGGCGACGTCCCCGGCGATCAGGCTGTCCCGCAGCACCTCGTCGATGGTGATGTTCGGATCGGTCGTGTCCTCCCCATCGCCCGCAGCGGCCTCATCGGAGGCGTCGGGGCCGTCCATGTCGTCGAACGCGTCCCCCGACAGGGTGTCGGTCGCGGCGATCACCCCGGCGAGTACCTCCCCGACGGTCGGGTCGGTGGCGGTGACGTTGAACCCTTCGGCGAGCTGGTCGGTGATGAACTCGACGCATTCGCTGATCTGTGTGGCGTAGGCGTGGAGCCGGTCATGTTCGGGGAGGGTCTGCCAGTCCTGGTTGAGGTTGAGCGCGCGGAACGCCTCCCAGTTGCGGCGTTCGTACTGCTGGCCGGCGAAGTAGAGACGGCGCAGGTACACGTCACGGGTGCGGCGGGACTCTTCGGTGACGCACTGCTGCTCGTAGGCACCGGAGTCGAGGGGCAGGTTCTGGAGTCTGATCTTCCCGTCGACGAGGACGGGCATCAGCGGCATCAGGGAGCCTTCCGGTCGAGTGCGGCGTCGACGCCGGCGCGGTAGCCCGCCCGGTAGCCGGCGGCGTGCGCCCGGGTGAGCGCCTGAGCGGCGGCGGTCCGCAGCGTCCATGCCCGGAAGCGGAGCAGTTCGTCGTCGGTAACGAGCATGTGGGCGCCGCGGACGGCGGCGCTGCGAAGCAGCAGGCGGATCATCGGGCGCCCCCCGGGATGCTGGCGAGGATCGTGTCGCCGCCACCGCGGCCGTTGAGGGTCAGCAGGTCCACCGTCCACCCCCGGTCGGTGAAGTCCGCCGGCCGCAGCGCCGACACGTGGGTGGGGTCGACGGCGAGGACGTCGACGACATCGGCGTTGGGTGTGGTGACGACGACCCCGCGGCGGGATTGGGCTTGCATGGCGCCCATCAGCCCCCACGGGTCGGCCACATGCTCGACGACTTCGACGGCGACGTGCAGGTCGGCGGGCAGGCTCGGGCCCCAGTCGTTGAGGTCGACGCCTTGGATCGCGCCGTCGACAGGGAGGTACTGGCCGTGCCAGCCGCCTTCGGTGCGTAGCCAGCGGTCGAGGCCGCAGTCCCCCGCACCGACGTCGACAACCAGGTCGCCGTCTGCGAGGCCGAGGTGGCGCATGGCCGACCCGACCGGCCGGTACTCGTGGACGCGGTCCGCATAGGTGCCGTACGTCGAGCAGGTGTCCAGGTAGTCGCGCCACTGCGCCTGGATGCTGCGAGCGGACATGAGGGTCTTCACGCTGCGACCGCACGCTTGCGCTCAGCGGCTCGACGCTGAGCGTTTCGGCGACACGTCTTGCACTCTCGGTGATGGTCGGCCTTCTTCGGCGCGTTGTAGATGTTCTCCGGGGTGAGCTCGTGGCCCCTCAAGCAGTGCGTCTGCTTGAAATGCCTACCAGACCAGCCTTCACCCCGACGCATATTCTCCGCCGGGGTGACCGGCTCCAAGTGAGCCGGGTTTACGCACGGCCGATTGCGACACAAGTGATCGATGTGAAGGCCGTCGGGGATCGGGCCGACCAGCAGCTCGTAGCTGACGCGGTGCGCCGGGCGCAGCTGGCCTTCAGCCACATTGAAGGCTCCGTAGCCACCGGGAGACTTGCCGCCGACCCATTCCCAGCAGCCATTGTCCCCATCGGGCTTAGAGACGAATCGCCAGAACCGTTCCTGCCAGGGCCGCGCCTTCATTCGTCGCAAGTCACCCGCGGGTCCTACGATTCCGCTTTTCCACCAGCGGCGGTAGTGCTTTGGGCACAAGCCCCTACTTCTACTCGCCATCGAGCAGTCATCTACATTGCACGCGGCCACAACTGATAATACCTGCATTACTGTCTCGCCCCGGGTACAACGCCGCGTCTGGATGAGCGCATTGGCACACTAGAAAGGCGCTCCAAGCCCCAGGAGCAGTGCCAAAGCGCCATAACGCAATCGTCGTGCTCGCCGACGCCCATCAGCTTGCCGTCGACCCAGCCGAACGCTTCAGCCTCGTTCAGCAGCTCGCGGACATGCTCATGGTGATGCGACCCCCGCTGGTAGGGGAACCGCCACATCCCCTGCTCGAGCTGGACCAGCAGCCCGGGCACCCCGGAGGCGAAGTCCTTCTTCCCCCGGGCGGAATGCTCGACGACGGGGACGGGGCTGTTGGCCCGTAGGTGCTGTGTCCAGACCTGCTGGGCAGCGTCGGACTCGATGATGACCATGTCGTCGCGGAACAGGGCGTGCTCGGCTTGGATGAGGGCGATCTGGTCGTCGAAGCTGATCTGCTGCCAGCGGCACACGTCGATGACCTGCCGCAGCCCGGTCCGCCGGTCGATGATGCCGGTGACTTTGGCGAGCCAGTCGCCGCCGGTCTTCTCCGAGAACGCCAGGTCCCAGGCTGTGGCGACGGCGTAGTGATGCTCGTCCAGGAACGGCTTCAGGTAGTAGGGGACGCAGGTCGCTTCCGGGTCGAGCAGGGGGGCGAACAGTTCGGCGGGGAACAGGGACGATTCGGAGGTGCGGGGCATGGTGAGCAGCTCCCGGCCGTAGAGCAGGGTGCCGAGTTCCTTCGCGCGGGCGTTGAGGCAGGCGGTGTTCTTGGGGCATGTCCCGCATGGGAGACGCATCTTGGTGTCGGCCTGCTCGGTGGGCGGGGCGGACTCCACCGTCTCGATGCACGTCCGGCCGTCAGGTAGGACGCGGTGGGCGATCGCCGGCCAGCGACTAGACCAGAGCGAATTTCTCGTGTTCACGTGGGAACGTGCCGGCGCCTTGGTCATCGGCGCCACCGCTCGCCACAGTCGGGGCAGACCATCGTCTGGTCACCGACGGGCTGGGCGTCGCCATGGTCGCAGCGGCGGGTCATGGTTCGACCCGGATGCCACCGGCGCGGCGGGCGATCCACAGTGCGCGGTCGACAGCCATCCGCGGCGGACTGTGAGACACGGGGACGTCGGACATGGCCTGCGCGGCGGCGTCGACTGTGGCGAGCTTGTCGGACGCTTCGCGGAGGCTGTCGAGCAGGTCCTGGTATGCCTGGGCGTGCAGGGTCACGTCCGCCATGTGCGCCACCCGTCGAGCGTCACCAGAACGACGCGGCGGGGGCTGGCATGTCGGTTGTGGGGGTCTTACGCTGAGGTCGTGGCAGCAGAGCAGCGTCTCGCACACCTACTCGACGATGAGGGTGTGCAGCAGGTCCGGTTCGGCCGGGACGAGCATGGCGACGTTGCCAACCTCGACCGGTTCACCGTCAGCGCCGGTTGCGCCGCGGTGCTGGACTTTGGTGACCACTTCCACGTCCTCAGCAACGGCCAGATGCTCACCATCAACTCGTGCCAGACCTGGGACGAGTCGTGAGGTTGTTCTCGTGGGTGTCGGTCGGCAGGTACGGGCCGCACGTCGGGATCGGCCTGTCACGACGCATCGGCCGGCGCAGCGGGAGTCCTGCGGTTGCACGGGCCGCGGACCTGATCCTCACCGGGTGCTTCCTGCTCGCCTTCGTCCTGGTCGCCGTCGTCTGGAGCTAGGGCTCGATCCCTAGATACCGCAGCAGGTCGACCTTGCGCACCTTCCGGAGTCGCCCGATTCGCAGCACCTCAACCGGGAAGCCCTGAGGGCTGCGGATCAGGTCCTCGGCCATCGTGTGGCTGATCCCAAGAGCGTCCGCTGCGCGCATGAACGGGACGAGCAGGGGCAATGCCCTCACCTCGTCCTCGTCCACTACTGCCCCTCCGAATGGTTGAGCGGCGGCGGCCCCATGCAACTCAAGCCTCTACAGCCGGCTTCCATCGCCGCCATCTGAGCCGATCGGCCACTTGACGCGATTGGGTTGTGGCAGTGCGGATCGCCACAGTTCCACCTGTACTCGCTTCTAGTGGAGAGGATTCCGTCGGCTTCCATCAGCGCTCCTTCTCGATCTTGACCAGCGAATGCATTACTGCTCCTCCGAATCATCAGCCGGCGGCTCCCCGCCTTCGAGGCGAGCAAGCCGCTGCCGCAGTGCATCCAGCTCCGCCTCTGTCCGCTCGGAACGCTGGCTGACGGACTCCACTACCTCCTCAAGTCGGCGCTGCCGAGTGTCGAACCGCTTGTTGAAGTCCATCTGCATCGAGAACGCGCGGGCCACGACCTCAAACGCTTTGCGGGTTTCGGGGTCTATCTCGTTGAAGTCGACGTTGACAACCTTCGAGTGTCCTCGCGCTAGCGACTTGCCGGCACGCTTCTGCTGCGTGCGGGCAAGTCGCAAGTGCTCGTCGGCCCGGACGATGCGGTAGCCGACGTTCGGGACAGACTCGACGGCGCGCTTCTCGACCTCCTCGTACTCTTTCGCGGCGCGGCGCATCGCCATTTGGATCGCATGACGGTCGTCGGCGGGGTTGAGGTCGAGCAGGCCGCCGACGTACCCCTAACGGACGGTCAGGCGCCGGCGCCATTGTCGCGCCACGATTCCGAGCTCCTTTCCGCCGCCTTCCACGACGAACAGGCGAACGACTGCAGCGTCATCAGACGGCAGCCGAAGTCGGCCTCGATGTAAACCGCAGGCTGTGCGTCATCGGGTGGCATGCCGTCGACGTTGAAGCAGATGCCGTACTGGTCCGGCCGGATGTCGTCATGCGGCCAATCCGACCAGTGGCTACATGTGCGGCACGTGCTCATAGCTTGCTCAACTCTCGTTCGGCGGCCCGCAGGCCGTGCTAGGCGATCTCGACGGCGAGGCTCCCCGCGCGGGGCAGGGCCAGCGGGTCGAACTCTGCGGCGAAGCGGTAGAACGCGTAAAGCGGGTTGTCCCGCATGCCCGACAGAAGATCACTTGAGTGAAACGGCGTTCCGACAATCACGATCTGCGTCGGCCGGAACCAAAACCGCTGCCCGCCGACGATCCGCTCAGTCCCCGGATGCGCCATCCCCGACACCGACCCAAACCACCAGCGCTCCACCCGCTTACGCTGCAACGCGGTCAGCGACGAATCCTCGTCCAGCACGTCGTCACCGACAATCAGGTCAGGGTGGGCGCCGCGGATGCTCTTCCCGGTGCCGGCACACGACACCCTCGAGCCGTTCGTCAGCCACAGTTCCGTCGCGTTGTCGACGTCGGCGCCGAGCAGGTCGGGTGCTGCCTGCTCCACCGTGTCCCGGACCCGTTTCAGTAGCTTGGCGGCGAGCTCGGCGGTGGCGGCGAAGACGTAGACCTGGAAGCCGGGGGTGTGGACCATCCGCCACGTCGAGTAGTTCACCGTTACGCAGCTGCTCTTGGCGTGGTCGCGGGGGGCGACGAGGGCGAGGCGCTGTTCGGCTAGGAGCAGGTCGTACCACTCCCAGTGGAACGCCGCGTTGCTGTAGCCGAGGGCGGTTTCGGCCCACACCCCGGGATGGGCGGCAGCCGCCATGGTGGCGAGCTCGTCGAGGGGAACGTCGAGAAGCGTTCGCCCGGTTATCAGCTTCGTCGGCACTCGACGCACAGCCAGCAGGGGGAGGGACGGCAGCAGGACGGCCCAGCAAGCGAGGCACATAGCAAGCAAGATCAGCGTGTTGACGACCGGGCTGCTCACTGTTCGACAACGACCCCGCGGCCCTCGTCGGCGCACAGCCATTCCAAGTCGCCGGGGTCGACCCGGCTCGGCATCCGACCGTCGGCGAACAGATGTACCCCGGCGCCCAGGCATGCAGCGTCGGCCAGCTGGGAGCAGACCATCGCATGCTGGTCGTCGACCTTGCGCTCGAGCCAGTGCCAGCGGACCCCCATGTCAGCGAGGGCGAGGGCGAGGATGTCGGTGTAGCCGTAGGGGGTGCCGAGCAGGTAGCGGGCCCGTGCGGCAATGTCGGCGCCGGCACCGGGCCGTTGGGCTTCGACAGCGCGGTACAGGCCGTCGCCCCAGATGACACCGGGCCCGTTCGACTCCCAGCCCATGACGGCACCGTCGGCTTGTGCTTCGATGGTCCGGCCGTCGCCGAGGGCGATCCCGGCGTGGTTCACGCGACTACGAGTAAGCAGCCGGATGCCGGCCCCGACGAACCCGTTGGAGCGCTCGACGAAGACGGTCCCGGCTGGGTGCGTCACGCTGCTTGCTGCCGAGCCCGGTAGTCAGCCTGATAGGCACGGTGCGCTGCCGTGCAGGGCTCGCAGCGGCACTTGCGGTAGGAGTAGCGACTATCCGTCCCGTGCCCCGGCTCAGGGCGTCCCAACGGGCGGGCCGAGTCAACGTCGCCGTGCTGATACCAGCGGGCGTGATGCCCCCGGCACCAGCCCCGGCCGTATGCCGCCTTCGTGCAGTCCTCGACCGCGCACTCACCGCCCGACGGGAGGCGTACCCGCGGATGCTCGTCCAACGTGCCGGCGCGGTACCACGCCGCGTAGTGCGCGTGGCAGCCGCCCCGTGCCAGCACCGGCGAGTCGCAGCCGACGGCCGTGCAGGTCACGCCACACCCCGGCGCAATGCCCCCGCCTGCGTCCCCAACTTGGAGCGAATCAGCACCCCGCACAGCCCGCACCGATCCTCGAACGGCAACAGCCGGCGGGCGGTAATCGGATGAACACAGTCGGCTGTATGCGTCGCGGTCCGGCCCAAGGTGCGCTGCGCATGCTCCGCAGCACGGGCCTTCGCCTCGCTGATCGTCGACACCGCATCCGACTGGCGCTGCGCCTCATCGGCCAGCTTCAGCTCACGGGTCGCTGCGACGATCAACGCCGACCGTGCCCACTCGGAGAACGACCGGGTGCCGGACACTTCGAAGGCGCGGAGCAGGTAGGCGCGGGTCTGGTCGTCGGCTTTGAAGTTCAGCAGCCGACCCGGACCTGGCCTGGCCTGCGCCTCGGGCATCAGACGGCTCGCCCTGTCGGAACCGTGACCACCCGCGTCGACCTTGCGGCGGCAGCCTCGGGGTAGTCATCGACCGGGCAGAACCGTACGCAGTGGGAACACGCAGCCGTCGACGACTCGGCGCAGCATTGGATCCCGCCCGCAATGCAGCGGCAGCGACCCCCGCCATGGGCGGTCAACCCTAGGTAGCAGTCCTCGTACGTGATCGGCACCGTGAGGTGATCCCGGTTGTGGCGCTGGGAGGAGTGCAGCGCCATCGGCTCGTAACCTGACTCACCGCATCTCGACCGCTCTACAGACGCGGCCAAGACGTCCATGTCGATGCTCATGGCGCCATCAGACGGCTCGCTGCCGGTCCCGGAGCTTGAGATGCAGCGTCTTCGCCATCTGCCCCGTCTCCACCTCCGACGGCAAAATCGACGGCCCCTCACCATCAGCCGACGTCTGCTCGGCGGCCAGCAGGTCCCGCAACGTCTGCACCTGCTCCGCTGAGGGCTGCACACCCTCCCCCTCGGCCATCACATGCTGCACCGGGGCGTCCAAACCGAACAGCTTCGCCCGGCGCTCGAAGATTCGTAGGACGACGGTCGCGGCCTTCGGGTCACCGGCGAGGGCCAGGTCCCAGTGAGCCGCCTGCAGCCGGTCGAGGCGGGCGCCCTCCAGTGTCCGGAGCTGCGCGGCGTCCTCCACCTCACGGCGCTCGAGCACCCTGCGGACGGCGGTGTAGGCGGTGCCGCGGTTCGTGTAGCCGACCGCTGCGGCGATCTGCTCGTAAGAGTCGCCCGCCAATGCCCGCTGGACTGCCTGGTGCTCCTTGTCCCGCTGCGAGGCGAGCGTCACCGGGCGTTGCCGCCGGGGCTGTTGGCGCGTCATCTGTTGGAGCGGGAAACGGGTCAGGCGCCGGCGGGGGTCGCCTGGCCGGTGGCGCCGGGCTGCGGGCTGTCGGGCGTGGCGTCGGCGAGGGCCTTGGCCTTGAGCGGCTGGCCGTTCTCGCGGCTGTCGACGACCTGGTAGGCAGGGGCGATGTCGGGGTGGGGCACGCCGTGCGTCGAGATGTCCCATTCCGGCTTCGGCTGGTCGGCCATAGCGGACTCCTTCGGGTCGAGTCTGTGCGCTCCTATCATGCACGAGTGAGTGGCGACATGCACCTAACGACCGTCGCGTGTCCACGCTGTCTGGTGGGCGGTGTGGATGGGTTCGGGGTACAGCGACGGCCCGGACCAGCCGATGGTGCGGGGTTCGGCGGGCAGGGTGCCGGCGGCGAGCGCCTGGTCGAGGGCTGCGGTCTGCTGTTCGCGGCGGCTGCGTTCGGCGTCGAGGAAGTGTTCGGCTTCGGTGAGGGCGGCGTCGAGCTCGTCGAAGTCTTGGGCGTGGGCGGCGGTGAGGACACGCAGGAGGATGGCTGAGAGGCGTGCGGTGGTTCCGTCGGCACCGGGGCAGGCGGGGCAGGTGCAGGTCAGGCTGGCGGCGGTGATGTCGCGGCGGCCTGTCACGGGCCGAGCACCACGGACAGCGCGTCCTGCCAGCGCCACGCCGCCCAGCCGGCAGCCACAGCACCCGCAAAACTGGCGATGACGACACGGCTGATGACGTGGTACGTGTGCCTCACTGCGCCACCTGCGAGGGGTGAGGCTCGGTGAAGACGTAGCCGCAGGCGCAGACACCGAACAGGTAGAGCCGGTCGGGGCGCCGGGCGTGCTGATGCTTGCGTCGTCGCAGAAAGGGTCGCACGTTCACTGGTCCTCCCGGGTCAGAGCGGCAGCGACAGCACGGACGGTAGGGCAGGGCCAGTCGAGCCAGTGAGCGTCTCCGTAGGCGCAGCGCAAGCAGTAGCCCTCTTCGTCGGCGTGCTCGTCGAGGATGGCGCGGAAGGCGGTCAGATAGCCGACGGTGGCCTCCTCAACTTCCGCGACCTGCGGCCACCAGCCGTCGCCTGCCTGAGCTGACGCAACGCGAGCGGCGCTGTCCGCGAGCCGCCGGTCGATCTCGGCTCGGAGCACGTCAGGCGCGGGGACGGTCACGCCCACGTCCCCAATCGGTCGCGGTGTAGCCCCCCGTGGTCACGGTCCTTGTCGCAGCGGTACAAAGCGCTCCCCTGGTGGTCAGCATTACAGGCGGCGGCGCGTGATCCTGCTGCCCGTTCCTGCTCGCGACCCTGCTGGCGTAGCTGCTCGTCCCGCTCGGCCAGAGCGGGCCACATGCCGGTGAGGATCGTCTCGACGATCAGCATCTCCATCGGCCAGTCGCGGATCGGGTGGCCGTCCTCGGACGCCATGAGCATGGCGAGGTAAGCCGCATGGCCCGGCGGCCCCAGCAGCTCGCGGACATCATCCGGTACCTGCGCGCTCACGACCCCACCATCCCGTGCTCGTCCTGCGTGTAGACGTCCCAGCCGTCAGCCGTGGCGACGACGCGATAGCGGCTGCGGGGGAAGTGGCCGGTGCAAGCCCAGCCGTCGTGCTCGTCCCGCTCGGGGGACAGGACCACAGCCAGGACGGCATCGGCGAGAATATCGGCGACGACGCTGGGCGGGGTGTGCGGGTGCTGAAAGGCGTGCCGCTGCCCGTACAACGCCCGCGCGACGCTTGCCCGCATCGTTTCGTCTGGTGTGCCCTGCGCTGCAACCCCGGCAGACGGGGAGGGAGTGCCCGGGACGGAGGTCACGCCAGCACCGCCGCGTTGATCGCTAGGTGTAGCGCGTTGTCGGCCGCGATCATCAGCCACACGGTCATCCACGGCTGAGCCTCATCCCGCTCGGGGTGGTAACCGGTTCCACCACTTGGCATCAAGTAGCGGTACCGCTTCGGCGCCGCCTGGTTCTTCGCCCACACGACGTAGCGCGCCAGCCGCCATCGGTCGATGACGAAGTGGGTCCCGGCGATGACGGCAAGCCTGCCCGGGTTGCGGGTGAGCGCCAGGAACGGCAGCGCGTAGGTGACGGCGTGCGCGGCTGCGGGCAAGTGCGCGCCGGTCTTCTCCTGCGCCATCCAGTCCGATTGCAAAACGTAGTCCCCGAGCATGTGACAGGCGACCTGGGCGCTCACGATGCCGCCGCCCGGATCGCACTGCTCGCCCTGCTCGTTTCATGCTTGGCCAACCAGGGACAGTTAGCCCCGGTTTGTCCATCGCGCACCCGCTCTGACCTGCATGTTTCGTGATGGCCAACATCGGTGGTCATGCGGGCTCCTCGAGTCAGTGGGCGACGGTGGCGGCAGCAGTAGCGCTGCGATGGTCGGTCATGCGGACTTCCTGTAGCTGGTTGCCTGCTTCACTTCGCTCAAAGTCGCGACCCACGGCCACTCGTCGTCCCAGCCGCGTCGGATCGCCTCCGGGAAGTCCCGCTCGTCACGGGCCCCGCGCCACGGCTCCACGTCCATCACCCGCACGTCGCCATCGACCGCTGGTCGGATACCGATCCCGAACTCAGGCCAGCCCATCCACAAAGACGAGCCACGAGGACGCAGGACCCGCACGCCACCGGACTCCGAGTGCGGCGCGTGCGCCTCGATCACGACGGCGCAGTTTCCGCGCACCCGGGCAGCATCGAGCGCTACCGTCACGGCACGGGCTACGTCCTCGTCGTTGACGCTGCCGGTGTAGAGCCGGTACAGCGGGCCTACCACGAGAACATCGGGTGCGGCGAGTGACACCTGCTCGAGCAGGAATGCCTGATCGTCCGGCCTCACCAGGTCGACGCCTGACGGATGGGACAGGACCCGGAGCCGTGTGCCGGGGTCGCGGTTGGCGCGCATGGCGATCTGCCATAGCGGCTTCATCCGCCGTCGCATGTGCCGGGTGCCGTTCTCGCAGTCGACGTACAGGACCTTGAGCGGCTTCATCGGCCGGCCGTTGAACGGGTGGATGCCGGCGGCGAGGGTGACCGCGAACTGGCGGCACAGCTCCGACTTGCCGAGCCCTTCCCCGCCCGTGATCATCAGCCGGTCGCCGCGCTCGAGCAGTCCCTCGACAACCCAGTCGTAGTCCGAGGGTTGGGCTAGGAACTCGTCCAGGGTCGGCGCCGGCACGCCGCCCTTCCGCATCCGTTCGGTCGCCAGGTCCTCTGCTGCCTCCATCAGCAGCAGCGACGACACGTCCACGTCGGTGCCGAGATTGAGCGCCTGTTGGCAGGCGCGCTGCCCAGCCGTGAACAGCCGCCTGCGACGGTGGGATGCGATGACGTCGGAGGCGTAGGACTTCCAGTTGAGGGGGGCAAACGCCTGCTCGAACAGGGTGAACAGGTAGACGCCGTTCTGCGTCTGGTTCATCAGCCCACGGCGCTGGCATTCGCCGTTGACTGTCGTCAGGTCGACCGGCTGGTGTGCGCGGTGCATGTCGCGCATCAGGCCGGCGAGGGTGGCATGCAGCGGCATCCAGAACTGGTCAGGCTCGATCAGGGTCCACACGTCGGCGGCGATGTCCGGGCTGGTCAGGAGCGCGCCGAGCAGGCTGCGTTCGGCTGCGACGGCTTCGGCGCCGAGCTGTCCGGGGTCGAGCATGTCGGCGGTCATCGGCGTGCCCACGCCGTCTGCCGGTCGACCGCTGGTCGTACGGCAACGCCGGCCTTGAGGCGGATGCGGTCGTACTGCTTGCGGAACGTCGGCATCGACTGGACGTTTCCGCGCCAAAACTGGTCCTGCTGCGAGAACGCCAGGACACGCATCGCCTCATCGAGAGGCCGTTTGTCGCTGTCGAGCAGGAGCCGGGCGGCTTCCCGCCAGGACGCGGCGACCCGTGGCGGTTTGCAGCCGTTGCCGATCATGGCTTCTCGGAGCGTCTGGCAAAGTTGATCAACATCAGGCCGAGGTGGAGCCGCCGGTGTTTTTCCGTTAGGAAAAACCTCTAACACTGACACTGCTTGTGTTTTGCCGTCTCTTTGCTCTAGCTCCTGCTCCGACTCTTGCTCAAGCACTTGCTTAGCATTTGCTTCGGCTGTGCTTGGCTCTGGCTTGCTGTTTGCCGTAGATGTCCCTCCCCGCCGGCCGGCGTCCCGTCGCTTGTCCCTGAGCGTGGCGATCTCCCCCGCCGACCTCTGGTGCTCGAGGTAGTCATGCACCACGTACTCGCCCTCAGCGGGCTGCACGCACCGTTCGCACGTGTGACCGGGGGCGTGCCACAGTCCGGCTGCCAGGAGCCGGGTGGCGAGGCGCTCGGGTTGCTTGCGGTCCGACAGCCGTCCGACCTTGCTGGCTGGGAACGCGCCGTCGGTGCTGAACCGTGAGCAGTAGGACATGGCGCAGATGTGGAGCCAGCCCGCGTCGCCGCCTACCTGCTCGGTCTTCGGGTGCTCCACCATGCCGTCGTGGAGCTTGATGTAGGTCCGGTCGTCGGGGGCCATCAGCGGCGGTCCCGGCACACCTGGCAGAACCGGCCCTGACAGCCACCGCAGCACTCTGCGACAGGACGGCAGCACGAGCCGCACTCGCCTGCCAGGATGGCCCACTCGGAGTCATCCAGCTCGACAGCGAGCGGCATCGGGAGAAGCAGTGGGGCGGGCGGCGTGACCCTGTTGCGTCCTGGCCCTGGTGATGTTCCTATGCTCATAACGGCCTCTCGGGTACTAGTCCTACCTGGGTGTGCCAGGAGCCTCGGGGCGTGTCGAGCGCCTCGGGGCTCCACTGTTTCCGCACCATGCCTGTAAGTCCCGACAGAACTAACGACGCCCGGCGCGGCGCACAAAGCTGCTCGGCGACGTCTGGCAGGTGCCAGTCCTCGCGGGGGATACGCAGGCGGGTCATGCGACGGCCTCATGGGCAGCGGAGCGCCCCGCCAGAGCCCACGTGCGCTTCGCTTCGGCCACGTTCGCCATACGCCACCCTGGGCGGAACGGACGCTCGTGCATCTCGCCGTCCGTCCACCTGTCACCGCAGCCGAGGCAAGTCCAGGTCGCGCCGTACCAGTCGTCCGAGAAGGCAGCGAAGCGACGGCGGCGGAGCTCGACCGGGCAGAACCGGACACGGCGCCGGTACTGCCGACCGACACCACCACATATGGCGGTCACTGATCGGTCCCGTGAGCGAGCCGGTACGCGACTAACCGAAAACCGCCGCTCCCTGGTCGAAATCGCCATAGAGCGACGCGTCCCCGCCTCGGAATCCGAGAGAGCGCCGCATCGGCGGAACGGACGGCGATGACGACAGCGTGCGAGCCACCTACCTCTACGACCCGCACCCGTCGGCCAGCATTGCGCGGGTCGCAGTCATCCCAGAGTTGCCCAACCTCAAGAGGGACTATCGGCTGCTGCTGCCAACGCAGCTCGGCGCGACGCTCTTTGGGCTGCCGGGGGTAGGCATCTCTGCATGTGCGGCACGCGCCGTACTTCCCAGCGCGATTGTCCCCAGCCAGGAAATGCCCGCGGTGGCAGTAAAGCGTCCTCCATTTGCGGCCGCCACCCAGCCGGTTCTTAGCGGCGCAATCTTGCATGTTGTCGGCTGCCGTGCCGATGAACAGGTGCTCGGGATTGATGCAAGGTGGGTTGTCACAGTGGTGGAGAACCTGCAACCCGCTGGATGTGTCGAAGTCAAGCCAGCAGGCCGCGGCAAGTCGATGCGTTGTCCACACTCGCCCGCCGTAGCCAATCCGGCCATACCCGAAAGCCGTCTTGCACCGTTGCCATTCCCAGCAGCCGCTCTCGGTCTTGGTGATGTAACGCAAGAGTCGGTCGCCCGCGGGGAGCGCGGCCGTTGGGTTCACAGCGCGTCTCCGTAATGAGCAAGGAGCCAGGTAGGGCAGGTTTGCAGTTCCCGTATGGTGCCGCCGTAGAAGTAGCGCATGCCATCGTCGGCCGCACGGAGACACCAATGCGGACCGTGGTACAGGGCCTCGACGCGGCCGAGCATTCCTTCGAGCCGTACCGCGAGGTCGCGGGCGGCGTCCCGGTCAGCGGTGACCCGCTCCAACTCGGCTGCGAGTTCGCGGATCATGGACTTGACCTGCGGAACCTCAGCCAGATAGGCCTTCACGTTCGCGGTTCCAGCCATCAGTCGCTCTCCATGTCGGCGCCGCAGTCGTCGCAGACCCAGCCGCGCTCCTGATCGGTGGCGGACCGGTGACGGCAGATGCGGGTGCCGGCTTCCCGGGCCAAGGCGCACACGAACCGGTCGTCCCGGCACGCAGCAATGCCGCACGCGTCGCAGACGACAGACGGCTTGCTCACAGGACCTCCACGGTGACGCGGTAGACCTCGCGGTCGGTGATGACGAGGAACGCACGCTGTCTCCCGCTGGTTCACGCCGTCACCTTTCCGGCACGTCTGACGAGACGGCCGGCGTGCTCCTGGGCGTAGGGGACGATCCGGCGCAGGGTCATGCGGCACCGCCGAAGTCGAGGACGCCGCTACGCATCCGGTTGGCGATGACCTCGCAGTAGCCCTCGTCAGCTTCGACGCCGATGGCTTTGCGGCCGAGCCTGCGGGCGGCATCCAGGGTGCTGCCCGAGCCGGCGAAGACGTCGAGGACGGTGCCGCCCGGGCGGCAGGAGTAGGCGATGAGCGGCTCGAGGATGCCGGTCGGCTTTTCGGTCGGGTGAGACGCACGACCATGCATATTGCGAACGTTGAGCACGCTGACCTCCAGTGCGGTTCCACCGGTCTCGTAGGTTCCGCCCGACCGTGTCGCTGCTTGGTGCGTCGGCGAGCTAGCAGGATCGCGGTGCATGACGGTGGCCCGGCTGTTCGTGACCACCCGAGGGACCTGCCTGTGCAGCTGAGACCACTCGCCGCGGTAGAAGTGCAATGTGTGCTCGTGAATACGCCGGAAGCGATCGGCTTGCAGGCCGGTTCCCTGCTGCTTGCGCCAAACGACGTCCTGCGCGAACTTCCAGCCGTTGAACTCTTGGACGTGGTCGAGGAACATCCGCATGGAGCCGAAGCACCACATTGAGCGCGCAAGCGGTGCGACGATGGCGGGCCAACCTGACGGCCAGCGGTCCCACTCGAGCGACGTCTCCCCGTACGGCGGGTCCGTGCAGATCAAGTCGACCGGGTCGAGCAGTGGGACGACGTCCTGCATCCGGCCGTGGTACAGCGTGACCGTTCCGTCGGAGTAGTACGGCAGCGGCAGGGTGGGTTCGTCGCACAGCCCGTCGGCCATCGGTGGCAGCTCCGCACCGAGGCCGGTCATGCCGCCACCTGCTCAGGCCAGGCGACCCCTGCGAGGGCGTCCTGGTGAAGCTGAGGCACCGCAACCGCGTCGGGGTGGCCGATGTGTGCCAGGCCGATCTGCCGCAGCCACAGGGCGTCTGAGACGTTGTCGTCGTGGCCTTCGTAGCCGAGGCGTCGCCACGCCGCCGACATCACCTCAGCCTTGCCAGCGTTGCCGCGACCTGTCGCGTAGCGCTTCAGCGTGGCGGGAGGGGCGACAGCGATCCGGCAACCCATGTGGTCGAGGCGGTCATACACCATCCACCACAGCCCGCCGCGCTCATGCTGGGAACCCGTGACCGAGCCGTACGACGGGCCTTCGACGACGAACACCTGCTCATCGCCGTACTCGTCCTGCAGGCGGCTGACCTGGTCGACGATCCACCGGAGCCGGTCGATGCCCTTGCGCTTGCCGGGGACGATCACCAGCGTCTCGTCGGGTCCGGCGATGCCGGTCGCTGTCAGGGACAGGTCGAGTCCGTAGACGGCGACGGTGAGGCCCGCGACGGCCGGGGCTGCCGTCCCCTTGCCGGCCGCCGCGGGGGTCGAGGGGGTCATGCGGCACCTCGCAGCGCATCGAGCTTCTCCTGCTGCTCCGGAGTAGGCGGCGGCGCACCCCAGTAGCCACGCTCGGACAGGACCAGGCCAACGCTCGCAGGCGCCCGGTGCTCGTCGCCTTTCCAGTGCTTGTCGAAGTTGGCGACGGTCGAGAAGGAGTCATGGCAGCGGGCACAGTGCGAGGTGTTCGCCCCGCCCCACGTCGCCCCACAGCGGCAGCCACTCATGCGGCTCTCCTAGCTACTCGGTCAACGCGCCACCCGGACGCATTCGACTCGGCCGGGGTCATTGGCGGGCTGCCTCGTCGCGGGCGAACGCGTCGGCCAGGTCAGCCGGCGGGTCCTCCACCTCGACCGGTCCGAGCTGCCGGTCGGCAGGGTCGACCTCCCCGGAGTCCGTATCCACCCTCAGTTCGTCGACCGGCTCGGCGTCGATCACGTCGGGCGCGCCGTCCGGGTACTCAGGGACCTCGTCGATCGCCTCGGCATGCGGGTCGCTACGAACCGAGCCGTCGTGCTTGATCGCCTGCGTTAGCGTCGACGACTTCGGCAGGAGCTTGACGAGCTGCTTGAGTGCAGTCTTCTTCTCCATCCACCGCATCGGGTCCTTGATGTCACCCGACGGGCCGACCTTGCCGCCACGGATCGCGGCGACATCCTCCGGGGAAAGGACGACGAACGCGCTACCACCGGAGGTGAGTGCCGCGACGGCGTAGTAGGCGATGACCTGCCCGCGGCCCGACAGTGCGGGACGGTGCACCAGCTTGGGCTCAAGGCCGTACTCGTACTCAAAGTGGTCGCCCGCGAAGACAGCCTGAGCATCAAGGTGCTTAGCCTGTGGACTGTTCCAGAACAGCTTCGCGAAACCCTGGTAGCTGATGATCAGGGTGCACTCGACGACGTTGCGCTTCTTGTTCTTGTGCGGCACGAGGTACGCCTCGGCACCCTGCCCGGTGCTCGGCTCAAGGCCGAGCTGGGAACAGGTCATGAGTGAGCCGAGGAAGCTCTCGGGGGTGCAGTCGTTGAGCTGCGGTGTTTTGCGCAGCACGGTGAGGGCGAGCCGGGCCATCCGGTCGGGGTTCATCTCGTCGGGCATGACCCGGGCCATCTCAGGCTTCTGCCGTTCGATGAGCTGGGCGAGGGTGGGGCGCCCCCCGTTGGTCTGCGGGGGCTGGCCGGATGCTCGGCGGGCGAGCGCGTCACGGCTGGCGTCTGAGGGTCGAGCGACTGTAGTCATGCTGCGAGGGCCTTTCGGGCGGTGTGGAGCGGCTTGGGCCGCTTGGGGATGTTCAGGACACGGGCGCCGGTGACGTTCGGCTTCCAGGTGGCGACGATCTCGCCGTCGAGGATCAGGGCTTCGGCTTCGCCGAGTAGCTGGCGGATGCGGTTCTGTGCCCCGCGCTTGACGGCCTCGTGGGCGGCCATCCCGGCGGACCCGTCGTCGTAGCCGGCTTTGATCTGCTGCCATTCGGCTAGGTCGGCGATGACGATCTTCTCGGGGTCGGGGGTCCACCTGTCGCGCAGCAACTCGGTGGTCGACTCGAGGTCGTCGGCTGCCGGCGGAGTCCGAACCTGGACTTGCTGCCAAAACCGTTCGGCGATGGCGACGAGCTGCCGCTGGTAGGCGACGTCGGGTTCGATGGTGAAGACCTGCACCGACGGGCCGGCGAGCGCCACGAGGTAGGCGAGCGGCAGCCCGCTGACGTGCAGCTCCCACTGGCACTGGGCGTAGTAGGCGTCGGGCACCCGACCGTCAATCTGGTCCCAGTCGAGCATGGTCCAGCCGAGTGCGGTCTTGAGCTGCACTGCGGCGTCGTAGTTGCCCCAGCCGGTCGCGGGCCGGTTGCCGATGACGGCTACCCGGTCGAGGCTGGCGAGCTGCCACGGGCAGTCGGGGTGGGCGATGAGACCGACTCGGGCGAGCCTGCGGTCGAGGCGTTTCGCGGCGAGCCGGGCGAGGACAGGTTCGAGCGCGAGGCCGATCTCGGCCGCTTCCGACGGTGGCTCGTCGGGCCCGAGGGGGTCGGTCTTGTCGTAGTAGACGGACAGGGGCCCGCCCCACTTGGACAGGCCGGCAACCTTAGGGATGTCGGATGCGCCGATCCCGTGCCGGCGTGCAGCGAGCCATTCGTCACGGCCTGCGTCGGGGCCGAGTACCTGCACCGGGGCGCTCACAGCGCGTCCTCGATGATCCGCCAGAACGCGGCTATGTCCTCGTCGCAGCCCCGGGCGGGATGGGCTGCCATGCCCTGCCGGCGTCGCGCATCGTCGATCGCTTCGACTGTGAACTCGGCGCGGACGGCGCGGGCTAGCAGGTCAACGCTGCCACCGCGGCGGGCACCCTCCCAAACCGAGCCGACGATGAAGCCGCCCAGGACGAGCAGGGCGAGGACCAAGATGTCCATCAGACGGCCCGCTGCCGGCAGTAGGCCTGCGCCCGGACGACAGCAGCCCGGCAGTGTCCGCACAGGCCGTCGCCGGGGGCAGCGACATGGCCGCACGCCCGGCACTCGGCGTTGATCGCACCGGCCAGGCGGGCGTTGGACATCGCCAGGTGGACGGCGCACAGCATGTGAGTGGTGCCGTCGCAGTCGACCGGGGACGGCGGCAGGTCTTGCATGGCGCAGCGGACGCACAGCTTCACCGGGGCGGTCATGCTGACGCCGCCACGGGGGCGAGCATCCGGTCGAACAGGTCAATAGCACTGGCTTGCAGTTCAACGACGGTCGGCTGAAGGGCAGCCCGCGCCGCAGCCCCCGCCGCATCCCCCGCCGCAGCCCGCGCCGCAGCCCCCGCCGCATCCCCCGCCGCAGCCCCCGCCGCAGCCCACGCCGCATCCCACGCCGCATCCCCCGCCGCATCCCCCGCCGCATCCCCCGCCGCAGCCCACGCCGCAGCCCCCGCCGCAGCCCACGCCGCATCCCCCGCCGCAGAAGCGGCGGTGCTGGCCTCGCGGACGATCTCGCCGACTGTCGCCGCAGTCTCAAGGTCGACGACCTGCGCGGCGTTGGCGAGCCGGTCGGCGTGCACGACCAGGCCGTCGACGAGCCGCAGCCACGTCGGGGTGTACGTGCGGACCAACCAGTCGAGCGCCAGGTAGCCGCGGGCCTCGTCGTGACCGTCGTCGGCGGTGCCGATCAGCCGGGGGATGAACGGGACGAGCTGCTCGCGGGTGTCGTCGGGCAGCACGTCGTTGAGCGCGCGGCCGTAGCCGCCGAGCACCGGCGAGACACAGTCCGGGTGGTCGGACCACGGCTCGCCCGCGACGAAAGCCGTGATCTCAAGCAGACAGCCGGCGGGGTCGGTGGGGTCGGAAGGCGCCTCGTGGGCACCCTTTGCGAGCCTGATGCGGCTCATGTCGAGCGGGGCGTGCGATGATCTGTTCACGGGCCACTGCCTTTCTGGTGGGTGGTGGTCTTCGGGGCGTCCGCTGAACCGGCCGCCCCGACTTACGTGGCGGGGTCGGGTAGTGCGTCTGCGGCTGCCTCGTCGGCGGCGAAGTCCCGGCGTGACGGCCGGTCGTCGTACAGGTCGGGGTCGGGTCGGTCTACGGCCCAGTCGTCGTCGCGGTAGCTCATGCGGACGCCTGCCGCCGAAGCTTGCGGGCGCGCCACTCGCGGTTGTAGGCGAGGCGCGCGGCACGGCAGATGTCGCAGCGACACCCATTGGTGTAAGCACCGCTGTTGTGGACGAAGCCGAGAGTGGCCCGGCGCCGGGCTTTGCTCGCCTCATGGCAAGGCGTGCAGCGACAGCCGTGGTTGTCGTAGCCGGTGGAGGTCCCGTGGACGAAGCTCCCCATCAGGACGCTCCGGCGTGATAGGCGCACTGCGGCACGGGACCGGCGGTGACGGCGAGACGGACCCGGCTGGGGTCGTCGGCGAGGCGCATGCAGTCGGCGCAGACCAGCGTCGAGCCGTGGACGAGCTGGCGCACCGTGTGGCTGATGTCGGACCGGGTCAGCTCGACGTCGGCGTCGGACCTGTCGCGGATCAGTGCTGTGTCGTGGTCACGGATCGCTTCGAGCAGGCGGCCGAGGTGTGCTAGCTGCTCGGCAGGCGTGCCAGGGCACTCGTCGAGCTGCCAGCTGAGCTTCTGCGCGGCGTCGAGCAGGTCGACAGCGGCGACGGCATGCACGTCGACCCACACCTGCTCGGCTACAGCATCTTCGGGGGTCAGGTCGCCGACGGGCAGCGCGAGTGTCTGGCCGGGCTCGCCGTCGAACCGGACCAGCGCCGTGTTGTGGTCGTCCCAGTCGACGACGGTGCCGAGCCGGACCCAGCCCGACGCGCTGTAGCGGACCCGCTGGCCGGTGTCAGCCCACGTACGGGCCAGAGCAAGGGCGGTCATGCGGCCACCCGCTCAGTAGCGGCAGCCGCACCCGCACCGACGGCCTGCAGGCACGCCAGCGCCATCAGCGGCGGGATCGCGTTCCCGACCTGCTGATACTGCTTCGTGCGCGAGCCCTGCCACGGGTAGCTGTCGGGGAAGGATTGCAGGCACGCGGCCTCAGCGACGGTGACCCGGATGGCGTCGGCCATCTGCGATGTGGTCTGGCCGTCGTGGCAGCTGTGGTCGCGGCATTTGTGTCCCGGAGCCGGGATGCGAGGGTCACCGGCGATGGTTGTTGCTGGCCGCTCGTGGCACCACTTCGCTCGGTCTGTCGTGCTCATCACGGTCAGCGCCGGGCTGTCTAGTGATCGGACCGCGCGAGGACCACCGTCGACCGTCTGGCCTGAACGCAGGACCCAGTTGACGGCATTGCCGCGACCGCCGAAGAACAGGGTGCCTGCAGGCTGATCAAGGGTGCGCTCGCTGGCCTTCTCGTTGCTGTTGTTCCGCAGCATCCACACGTTGCGGTTGACCTTGCCTGTGACCGCGGGAGCGGGCTGGTCGTGATGACGCTCGCCTCGTGCGGCCGGGTCGCCACCTGTGCCGTAGTTCGAGCGCATCACCCATCGGCCAGCACTGATTTCTCGGCGGATGGAGTTGGCGGTGCCTGTGTTGTGGTCGAGCTGGCCGCCGTTGCCCCCGCCTCCGGGTGCGAAAGTGAAGGCCGGCCGCTCAGTGGTGCCCCAGCCGAGCGCCTCGGCCATGCTGACCCACTTCGCCACGCCCGGGTCGAGCCTGTCGGGGGTGCGCGAGTGGTAGCGCGAATGCGTCGGCATCGGCAGCGCCACCGGGCGCCGAGAGGCCAGCAGCACCGCACGCTTACGGGTCTGCGGCACACCATGCTGCTCGGCATGCACATAGCCGGTGACCGCGTGGTAGCCGTCAGCCCGTAGCACGTCGGCGCACGCCCGCCAGACCGGCAGCACGGCCGGAACCTGCTCCCAGGTGATCCACTCCGGTTCAAGCTCCAACGCCCAGTGCAACGGCTCAAGGACGAGGGCGGTCCGGGGGTCGTCGTAGTCAGCAGGGTTAACCCGGTGCCCGGCGATGACACGCTCGACGCCAGTGAGAACCTGATCGAGCGCTTTGCGCCCGGCGCCCTTCCCTGCTGCGGAGAACGTCTGGCACGGCGGGCTGGCGATCAGCCCCGTGATGTCGCCGAAGTCGGCCGGGTCGAGCGTGGTGATGTCAGCCTGGATGGTGGACAGGCCGGCGGCGTCACGGGTCGCGCATGCCGACGAGTCCGATTCGATGCCGAGTGCGTCCACGCCGAGCTGGCGTGCGGCGACATCCCAGCCGCCTGGGCCCGCGAACATGTCGAGCAGACGCGGCTTCATCGAACGGCCTCGTGCTGGTCACGGAGGCCGAGTGCCACGACGACCAGCAGGCCGAGCGGGACAGAGGCGGCTGTCCATGCGAACAGCGCCCACCACGGCAGCAAGACGGCGACGAGGACCGGGCCGGCGACGACCAGGACGAAGATCGCGGCGCAGGCGCCGACCATGCCGAGGCGGGTGCGGGTGTCGGCGGTCATGACGCTCTCCGTGAGCGCAGCGGCAGCGCGCTGACGGGTGCAGCGAGTACCTCGTGGTGGCGGCGGATCGTTTCGATGTGCTCGGGCGAGAACGTCAGCCGTCGCCCATGCCGGTAGTGGGGGACCTCGAGGCGCAGCGCCAGCCGGTTCAGAAACGACCGGGACACACCGAGCAGGACGGCGGCCTGTGCGCACGACAGGTCAGGTTCGGCGCTCATGCCGCGTTCTCGTTCGGGTTGAGGCTTGCTGAGTTAGCAGCGATGGCACGAAGAAGAAGGGCACGGGGATGCACGTCGAGCACGTCGGCGATGGCGCGGACGGTGCCTTCCCGGGGCTGCCGGCGACCGTTGAGGATGTCGGTGATGTAGCCCTTGCTGGTCGGGATGCGTCGGGCGAGCTCGGCGCGGGTGATGCCGGCGCGGAGCATGAAGTCGGTCAGCAGCTCGGGGTCGATTTGATAGCCCACGGTTCTCCCATCTGCTGCCGTCAGCCAGGTGACGGGCGCTGGTCGGATCGGCATATCCGTACTATGTGCGAACACGCACGAACTGTCAAGCACCAATCTGCGGCGAACCGCAATACGCCCTTGACGTGCAGTGATGGGTGCCGAATGGGCTCTCGCCTCTACCTGTAGGGGCATCCCAGGCGAACCACGTTCGCAAGCGTTCGCTACTCCTTGTCGTCGCGTACATGGATGCTCCGATCCGTGACCAGAACGCAGACGACGCCGCCACCCCCATGGGGCGTAAGGATCAGACAGGCACGCGAGGCGCAGGGCCGCAGCATCCGCCAGCTAGCCCTCACCTCAGGCGTCTCAGACTCCTACTGGGGGCAGGTAGAGAAGGGCCGCGGGCAAGGCGGACGCCCCGTCAAGCCGAGCCGAGCCACACTCGCGCTCATCGCCGACACCCTCCGACTGTCACCGCAGGAACGCCAAGCGCTGATGGCGGAGGCCGGCTATAACGACCTCAGCCTGTCCCCGCCTGCCCGTGGCCCCTACGTCGACGTCACCGGCCTAGCCCGGCGGGACGTCGCCCTCCTAGCAGCCATTGCCGATCGTCTGCGGCCAGCCGCGTCCAGTCCGGCCGAGGAGTCACCCGCACCCCGGCAGCTCCGCGCCGTCGCCCGCAAACGTCCTGACACTGCCCGCCCGTTCGACGAATGAGCCGCTACTCGCCATGGGCGCATCTCGCGGCGCGGCCCCACTTGCGGCTCACGTTCGGCCGACTCGACGGCATAGACGGGTTCTACGACCGGCAAGCCTGCCAGATCGTCCTCGAAGGCCGGCTGCGGCGGGTCGAGCGACGCTGCGCCCTCGCCCACGAACTCGCCCACGCCGATGCAGGCGACACCCCGCCGGTCGGCGACTGGTGGGAGCACCGGCAGGAGCAGCACGCTGACCGGCAAGCCGCTGGATGGCTGATCACCGTCGAGGACCTGGCTGACGGACTGCTGTGGGCGCAGGACGAGTACGAACTGGCCGAAGTGCTTGACGTTGATGTGCACACCGCCCGAGCACGGCTCGACGGCCTGACTGAAGCCGAGAAGAAGCAGATCGAGGCGCGGATACGCGCAAGGGAGGAGTCGGCATGACCATGGACGGTCTTGGTGGCGACGAGCAGGCGATGCTGGACCTTGAACGGGATTGGTTTATCCGTCGGGGGTCGAAAGAGCAGGCAATCTACGACCAGTTCGGTCTACCGGCCGCTGTCTACTACCAGCAGCTCGATCGGCTGGTAGACCGCCGGGACGCTCTGATCTACGACCCAGTGACCGTCAACCGGCTTCGGCGGTTGCGAGAGCGTCGACGGTCAGGTAGTTGGAGCATCACGGGCGGGATCGTCGGCCTCACGCTTGCCCTGACGCTCGCGGGGTGCGGCGGTTCATCGTCTCCGTCCGCCTCTCCGTCAACCTCGCCGGATTCTTTCAGCGCTACGTCGCCTAGCGAGGCACCCTCGCCGACGCCGAGTGATACGCCATCACCGACGCCGAGTGACACGGCGTCGACGCAGGCCACAACTGAGCCGCCTCCCAGCACGCAGGCGGCGGCGCCGGAGTCAACGCCGCCGCCGGCAGGCGCGGCATCATTCTCGAACTGCACCGAACTGCATCAGCAGTATCCGCACGGTGTAGGCAGGCCCGGAGCAGTCGACCACACTGCGTCCGGCCGGCCCGGCGTGACGACGTTCTACCAGTCTCAGGCGCTGTACGACGCCAACACGGGGCTCGACGCCGATGGCGACGGCATCGCCTGCGAGAGGCGCTGACCGGGTGACTGTGAACCGGCTCCGGCTACTGCGCAGGCGCCGGAGCCGGGCGGCCTGATGGGATCGGTCGAGCGTCGCTGCCGCTGCCGAACCGCCGCACAACGCCAGTCGTGCACATGCCGAGGAGAAGCAGTCCGGTGGCGGGTCGTGTACTACGCGGCCGGTCGGAAGGTGAGCGAGACGTTCACCCGCAAGGCGCAGGCGCAACGGTGGCTCGCCGCGCAGGAAGCCACCCTGTCGCAGGGGACGCACGTCGACCCCCGGGGTGGGCGGGTGCTGCTCGGGGACTGGGCCGCCGCGTGGCGGCAGACGTGGACCGGGAAGCCGTCCAGCCTGGCCGCGAAGGGGGGGCGGCTCGACAACCATGTGCTGCCCGCGCTGGGGATGCTGCCGCTGGCGGGGATCACGCCGCTGACGGTCCGGCAGTGGGCGGCCAGAGTGGGGGAGCAGCTCGCGCCGAAGACGGTGCGGCACTGCCATGCCCTGCTTCACGAGATGATGGACGCGGCCGTCACCGAGCGGCTGATCGCGACCAATCCGTGCGCGGGGACGAGCCTGCCGACTGTGGTGCGCGAGGACCCGGTGTTCCTGTCGGCGGCCGAGCTCGCCGCGCTGGTGGAGGCGATGGACAGCCATTACCGGCCGCTGGTGCTCACGCTTGCTGGGACGGGGCTGCGGTGGGGGGAGGCGGTCGGGCTTCGCGCTGGCATGGTTGACCTGGGCCGCGCTGAGCTGCAGGTCCGGTGGACCTGGTCGGACGGGTTCGGCTGGCAACCTTCGCCGAAGACGGACATGTCCCGGCGGACCGTGACGCTGCCCCCGGAGCTAGTCGACGTCCTCGGGCCCCTCGTTATCGGCAAGGGTCGCGACGAGGCGGTGTTCACCGGCCGCAGGGGTGGAACGGTGCGGCACTCGATGTTCACCGGGGCGGGTTACCCGGGCCGGCCAGCGCCCGGTCCGTGGGTTCGAGCCGTCCGGGATGCCGGGCTGGTGGAGCGTCGGCCGACACCGCACGACCTGCGGCACTCGCACGCGTCGATGCTGATCGCCGCGAGGGTGCCGCTGACAGCGATTCAGCGCCGCCTGGGGCATAGGAGCATCGCGACGACGAGCGACATCTACGGCCATCTGGCGGCCGAGACAGACGTGGAGCTGCTCGATGCGGTGGGGGTGGCTCTGGGCGCCGCGGCGTCTGGCATCCCCACCACGTCCCCACAGGCAGGCCGAGTGTTGCCGTTCCCGCAGGTCAGAGGGCTATGA